CACGGGAGGCGACACGGGAGGCGACACGGGAGGCGACACGGGAGGGAGGCGGAAGGTTTCCTGAACGGCAAACGCCCGATAGCAAGCAATTAAGTTGCTATCTGGCGTTTGTTCGCGGCGCGTACACCACATTAATGCATCCTCAGACGACAAAAGGCGCACCGGATGGTGCGCCTTTTGTCGTTCTCAGTTCAGAGCTTCTCTGTAACAAACTCTGTGGCAACCGCCATCCTGATGCCTCTGGAATACGCCCACGTAGAATTGACCTCCGCGTTCGAGTTCGCTCAGCACAGCGCTGATTGTATCGGTCATCATTTGGCCGAGTGCACTCACACCGTGGATGCGAACTTCTGAGCGAAAAACTACCACATAAAAACGGCAATTTCCGGCGCAAACTATTTTCCTTATCATAGCGAAATCTTCTGGATGCATTCTCTCGAATTGTGAACTTGTCATAATTACCTCCAAATGGGAATCAAGAACGCCACGCAGATGCGTAGCGTTTCGCACTACTAAACCTGACCTGCCAAATACATATCGTAACCTTTTAGAATGTTACAAACATTTAGCTTTTTCACTTTCGCCAAACTGTCAACAATCGGTTTCCAGTTGGAATGCTCTCCAACACACTCAATTGTTATGGATTTTGTTAGAACTTTGGTTTCAATTTCCAATTCCTTAACAACCTCTTCCGTAACCGCAAAGTCCGTCTCTACATCCAACTCCCGAACTCTTTTCCTTCCGAGTTTGGCCGCTACTTTATTAAGAATTTCCTTTATCTCGTCTTTTTCCAACATCAGCAATTCGTGAAGAACATCGTGACCTATACGCCGATTGTCATCCAAACTTTCTTTTTCAAGTTTAATTTGCCACACGGAACAATGGTAGCCCTTGCCATTTTCGATTTCTGTAAGAACTCTGGTGTAAACTGCCAAAGCACATTTCAAATTCGGATGCCCCATACAAAGCACTTCGTTTTTAGTGTCATTATCATTCGAAAGCCTAACAACGTAGAAAGGGGTAAAGTAGTCCTCACTAAGTTCTTGATAGGCATTCACTTCTATGCGTTGCAGAATTGCATTGTGGGTAATAGGTAACACAGATTTCAACGAGAATTCATTGACATCCTCAAAGGTGTCGAAAAACTCTAACGGAGTTAATCCGGTTTCTTCGCTGAACCCTGCGATAATGGACTTGCTAGCAGATTCGAAGCTGTGAGTTGATTCGTTCATGGTGATTCTCCCTATCATGTGCCTATATAATAATGTAAAGAAAAAAAGGCGTTAGGCACAAAGCGCTTTTTTCCCTAACAACGACGCCATTATAACACAATGTCAACCACTTGTCAAGTTATTTATTTAACAAATAAGCAAGCGCCGAAAGGCGCGATAGGCCACACAAGCGGCCAAACGGCGAACGGCCATTGCCCTCGGACTTCGTCCTCGGGATGGCCGTTGTAATGTGGTCGGAATGCCGCTAGTTCCCTCCTGGTCTCAATTCTTTCTGCGTTCCGCTGCAATACTCCACATTATAGCATCTGTAAAAGTTCTCCTCCGTAAGTCCGCCCGTCACGAACAGGCAACCAACGAACTTGAAGTTCTCAAAGGCCGCCCGTTGCCGGAACTCCTCTCGGAGTTCGCCGGGCTTGTGTTTGCCGACTTTTACTTTGTTAGTAACTATCACGTGAAACTTGCTCGTCTTATTTCCCATTACCATTCCTCCTCTACGTCCCCGGTCTCGTCGTTCGTCACGGTGATGCGCCGGTTGTCCGCATCCAAACTTTCTGCATATCCGATTGCTTCGTCTTTTCCGTGCAAGCCGCCGAATGTGGATGTTAGCTCTTCGATTTTGTTACCGACTGCTCCCGCGTCCTCGTCGTATTCCCAAACTTCAACTGTGAACGTCGGCGGGTAGAACAGGTCGTCACACTCGAACCATATTATGTCGTTGATTTGTGTTATGGATGGTAGTTCGCCGTCGCAGGACACAGTATCCGCCCACTCTTTAACCCTGTCCCAAACTAACTCACGAGTTTCGTAATCAGCCTCGTTCCACCTTTCCTTCGCCCCGCTCCAAAGTTCGTCGCCGAGGCCGTAGAATGTGCAATCATTTTTGAACTCTATAACTTCGTTGTCTCTCATGTCACGTTCTCCTTTGTGCCGCCGAATGGCGGCGATTAGTTACTTATTCACCTATCAAACGCCACTGCGGAATTACTTTACCGCGCAAGCAAACTTCTATCTTATCCACATTAAAGTATTTCTCGAACTTTTCTCCGCGATAGAACACTTTATATTCTTGGAAGCGCCTCCCAATTTCCAAACGATAACTACCGTCGTCCTTTGGCTGCCAAACAGCAGATTTGACACTCTTTCCGTCAATTGTTACCGGGTTGAACTCTGCTATAAGTTTAATAACACCATTTTCCCCGCGTTTGCCATAGATTCTCTTTGGCTTTACCCGGTGCCATTCGTCTTCGAATTTGAATGCCACGCTACCTTTCGGATGGTGTGAAGTTTCTCCCAAACTTTCATATTTTGCTATGTCATTAACTCGTACCACGAGTCCGTCGACGTCGAACTCTTGTGGCGGATAGTAGTCATCGTAAATGTTACTTATTTGTTTAGCATCTAGGAACTCGAAAAGTCTGACGGTATCGAACCTCGCTTCTTTCAAAAGGTTTAGCATTTGTGAGTATAATCGTATCGGTGCCACATTCGGATTCCCTGATATTGACTTGCAAATATCGCTGTCATATACGAAGAATCTCAGTCCGCGCGCTATATCCATAGTCGCCTCCGAAATTGCATCTTTGCGTAGTAAGTAACCCGCCGCCACCGAACGGCGGTCATTCTGTGCTACCAGTTCACCCGTCACGAACCACTCCACATTAACGAACTCTTTTTCTACGAACGGCAGGCCGTGCGTTATTGTAAACGGTATGTTAGATATGTTCTTAATAAGCTCCGAAACTTCCCTTGCTTTACCTTTGGATTCAGCACGAACAAATTGATTACCTTTGTAGTGTAGCCGAACCGCACACCCGTCAAGTTTCCACGACACGACCGCTTTTCCGTTCCAACTTTTAACAATATCCTCAAGTTTATGGGTGTCTCGAACTTTATCTTGGGACAGAATCTTTGCTTCCGCAGGGTAATTCCTTTTAGAATTACAGTACTTATCGGTTTTCTCTGAATTTACGCCATAGCTGTTATTATGCCCTAAACTTTTACCTGACTTATCACATAACTTTTGTAAACGTTCTTCTGACATACCGAGAAACTCCATAATGTCGTCGAACACGTGGTCTGGCAGATTCGAACGCCCGTCACGGTACAAGGTTTCAAGTTTGCATAGCCATTCATTGTCTAATGGTTTAAGTTCGCAAAGCTCGTAACACTCTATATTAACGTCATTCGTTTCGCAAACTTCTATTTCTTTTGGTGAATTAGTTCCAAAGAAACGCAATTCAGAATCGTTGTAATCACAACGTTTGTACTCAAACACGCTTGCCGGTTGGTTTATCTTTAAGCAAGCACCCGCACTAACACGTTCCCCGCTATCGACACTCCAAACTTCCCCTTTCCAAAACACAAACAAATCCGTTTCCTGTATTGCTTTCATAGTTTCCTCCTTTGAAACTTCTTTAGGCCAAATCAATTCTATTGCTTTAGCATAATCTCCGTCCAACCACGCTTTCGCCGCATCCCGTATATCCCCCAAACGATAATAATCCCCGAACTGTTGTTGAATGGAATATGACCCCTCTGCTTTTTCTGGATAACGAACTCTGTAATAGGAATCTCCGCATCCGACTTGGATGTATGGGTCGTCATAATTGAACTTTTGAACAGAATATTGCCCAGATAAACCCTGATTCTGTGTAGATATTTCTAACCAAATTGGCAAGTTAGTACGGAAATATAAATCACAAACGTATTCCCACGCCGCGTTCGCCCTGTCGATGTACTCGTCCAGTTCTTTCAGTGTTAGCCATTTACTAACAATCAAACGATTGCCGCGATTTTTTGGTTTGTCGTATCGAAGAACTTGTGTCATAAACTCGGTTATAGGGTTGTTTATACCCTTTACCATATAATTAAACTTTCTCATGCGATTCTCCAAACGAAACGAACCCGCGCGCCGAACGGCGCGCGGTTACTTTCTAACTTAACATAATCATTGCGTCCAAGTCCCCTTCTTCGTATGCGTCAAGGAAGGCGTCTACGTCCATTCCGTCGCACATGTCCCTCATATCAAGTCCTGTTTCGTCATAAACCCTAATCCAATCCTCAATGTAATCTTCGTCCCAATTCTCTGCTCTCATGTGGGCAATTACGTTCTCGCGGTAACTCATGGTTTGTCCTCCACATTAAAGGTTTCTATAAAATGTTTGCTATCTTGCAAGAAATCGGAGTTCCGGATTTCTCAAATGCTGCTGCGAATGCTGATTCCCAACATTTCTTGTTCACAACTCCACGTAACCACCATGCTAATATAAACGTTAATATCAGCACCACTGCGAACGTCACCTTTTTATTCACCTTCATATTTCTTACCCTTTTTGTTAGACGATAAAAATGTTATGTGTTCAGCAATCAAAGCGTTTGTGCTAATTTCGGCGTCATAGTGGCCTTCTACACAGCACAAATCCCCTTTGCGCAAATGTGTCAAAACCAAACCTGCCTGATTGCCAACAGTTCGAACTCTGTCTATGACTACTTGGTCAATTCCGTTACGATATATTGTACGTGACAAATCGAAATACACGACGTTCCCGCGCTTTTCAGGTTCGATTGCCAAACGACCAATCAAAATTACAGTTTTACGTTTACTCATAGCGTTCTCCATCATGGCCGAAGTTTACATCCAAGAGAGAGGTGTCGGCCTTGCGCCTCTCTCTCTTATTAAATAACAGTGTAGCACAATAAAAGGCGCGTGTCAATACCCTTTTTAATAAAAAGTTACTCGCTTATTTACTTATTTATTTACTAATACCTACTAAGTCCGCAATTCCGTCGATTTTGGACATAATCAAATCGACATAGAAGTCCAAATCTATGACTTCCAGTGGTACTTTGTCGTTCAAATAATTGAGATTCACAACCACGGGCGGGAAACTCGAAATCTTCTGCGTCTTTCCTTCCCCCTCTTTCAGAATTGAGACCGGTGTGAGGCCGCATTTGACAGCTTCCGTTCCGAGTACCGCTACGGACAAGAGATAGCGATTATTGAATCTCGACACTTGCCCGGTTTTGAAATCCTGAATGGTAAAAGCGTGAAACTTTGCGGTAGTTTTACTAACAATTGTAAGGTAACGAGTTCCGTTTTCCTTAATGTGGTTCGTCAACGCTTGTCGAACGGATATGCCCTGTGTCAGGCATCTGTGAACTACGTCGGCGATACCCATCAAGTTCGGGTCCCAGTCAGATTTGCCGCCCATGAAACCACCAATACCATCCACATTACCGTCGCCGTCGGCGAACGCATACGAGTGGATATTTTGTTGCGCGAACCACTGGAAGGGTTCAACTTTGATTTTTAAGTTTATCATTTCAGAAAACTTGCTTATTAAATCCACATTAATGTCATATTCTTCGTCCGTACAAAGCACCATAATACCATCCGTATCAACTTGAATGAGCCGACCTTTGACTACCAAACTCATTGCCGTGATTAACGTTTGACCTAATGCACATATTGAGAAGTTCGTTGCCGGATGATATAACTTGCTGTATTGATAACGGAATCTACCCGGCACAGAGTTCAAAATTGGTTTATATGCGTCGCTCGAATCTTTGTCACCCGCTGCTTTGAACTCATCACGGGCGTGTGCGAAACGCTTAAAGATTTCTTTAATGTGGATGGGTAGCCCGGGCGGAAAGAAATCATAAGCAATCATTATGGACGGATACATGGCGGAAAAGTCCGCGTGTAGGATACGGAATCCGTTTCCGGATTTCACGAATAGCGGGTAGGTGACAGTCCCATGTGCACCGCCTTGCCCATAGGAAACTGTCACACCGTCCCGCAAGTCCAAATCGAGCTTCATACCATCTTTGCCGCCAGATTGCACTCGCACGTCGAAACTTTCGTTACTGTAAAAGAAGTCCACAAGTTGCTGAAAGCAAACTGGACCGACCTCTTCGTAACAGTTTTCGTCCACAAACTCATCAACCTCGTTCAGCACGTCAGGATATATCACTTCGAACTCATCTTCTGGGCTGTCGTCCGGGGCTTTGTAGTTGTACTTTGTTTTGATTTTAACAATTTCCTCATAGTGGTCACACGCAGTCGAATACAATTTGTAAACGAAGTCCGGGCGGCACTCGTTTCTCACCTCATTGAACGCGATTTCCGCCGTTTTGTTTTCCATAGCGAAGTACTTTTGCCCAAGTTCAGATTCAAATATTAACTTTGTTATTGAAACATCATGTTTGCAGTAATAAAGGACGTCGCCAATTTGTTCCTTTGTGAAATCCCCCTTGTACGTAAATGGTATCGGTGTCTCTCGAATATCGCCGCCGAACAACGTACCTACAATTTTCAAACTTGGCATGTGATTTTTGAAGTTGTAAACATCGTAGCTCAAAAACCCTTCCGGTATGTTTGCCCACTTCAACGTTTGCTGTGAAATAATCTGGTCGCTCAAGTCGTTTATTTGCTGAGCATTCACCACATTATTGCAACCAAATTCGAATAATTTTAACAGAATTATGTTATCATACTTTTTGCAATTGTAACCAATTAGGATATAGTCTGTTAGTATCTTTTGATAAATATTCCATAACTGAATCGTTGCCTTATTGTTACGTTCATCGCCTTCCGGCCAAAACTCTACGATTTCCCATTTATCCGAATCTGGATAGTAAAATACCCAACAGGAATACTTATAGAAAGTTTCTATATCGTAGAACACTTTATGTCGCTTTGATAGAAGGTTACTTAAACTTATAGCCATGTTTCGTTCCCCTTTACGGCGAAACGCACCCCTCGGCCTTGCGGCCTCGGTGCGTTTGTAATGTGGATGATGTTCCGTTATTCGAAATACTTATTAGCAATTTGTTCCGTTACCGCTAACGCCAAAGTTCCAGCCACGCGCAACCCGTCCTTTATCGACGTTTTGTAATAGAATTGCATAGTTGCTATTTCCAAACGTAACTCGTAAGCGTCCGGCATACTTGCCATAGCCCATAACGCTAACATTTTTGGTGTTACATTCCCCTCGAATAGGTCTAAGTTCTTAACTTTTCTTTTAGCCATAGTTCTCCTCCGATAGTCTTTGTTCCTCTTTCCAGAAGATTACCTTTTGTTTTTCAACGAAACGTGAACGTTCCGTAGTGTCTGATATTCCGAGGTTGTCACAAACTAAAGCCTCTATACCCCATTTCCAATAATTCAATTCTGATAGTCTCAGTTCTAAATTTGAACGTTCAATGGCAGTAATTATCCGTTTGAATTGTTGGTCATATTGCAGAAACATTTTCTGTAAGCCGCTTTCGTCCAACCGGATTGTTTCAAAGTTTGTACCGTTTATCTGTTCAAATTTGCGCAAACATTCTTCGTTACAAAAGAAAAGTATAAAGTTCTTGCTTGTTATCCACAAATGTCCTTTGCTTTCACACAAAGCACATTGTGGTGGACCAAAACTTATCATTTGTTTCTCTCCCTGTGTGCAAAGTTGTAAATCACATCCAAGTTCCAAGCTTCACAGAGGTGGTACAATCCGTCGTGGCCCCATCTCGCGCCCATGCGCCGAAAGTTCTTGCGCTTGCGGGCGAATGTTGTTGCAGACTTCATTGACTTGAACTCTTTAACGCGCATCTTATTGTTTACTACGTAATGTACAACGTAAACAATTTCTTTAGACTTTTCAAAGTTTAAAAGTATGTTTTCCATCAGCTGTTCCTTATTGCATAGGGGTGTGTACGTTTTGATTCGGCGCTAATCATAAGCCCGTAGTCCGGGTTATAAAAGTACACATAACCGTTTTCTACGCAAACTACAGTTCCGAAACGTGTTTGATTCTCAAACATATAAAGCACCCTCGGTTTTCCATAACGTTTGAGCCACATTATAGCTGCGTTTCTGTTACAAAAATGTATAAGTCCTTCGTACCAAGTGTCACGTTCCCAAACCGTCCAAACTTTATTTCGCCACGAACTTAAACGAAATTTGCTATTATTCATGTTACCATCCTTCCGAGTAGTCTAAGCACTCGTCGCATTCGTCGTAGTATTCTCCATCATAACCGCCCGCCATTGCCGCCTCCCAACATTCGCCGCACAAAAGTCTGTACGTTATACCGTGGCAATCATACGTCCATGACATCTCCGAACGTGGAACTTCTTTCCCACATTCCTGGCAAACTCTTAAATCTTCGTCTTCCATGTTCGTTACTCCTTATTGATTTTGGTCTTCATAATAGTCGTAAATTTCCCGCATTACAGCTTCAACTTCATTCTCATCTTCTGCGTCTTGTTCGAAATCCCGACCGGTTATGAAGTTTGTGTGCCAACTTACATACTCGTCCAAACATTCTTGTGAACAAAAGTAAAGGTCGTCAAACTTTAGTCCACAATAGTCCTTTCCCATCTTTTTGTTACATTGTTCGCACTCTAGCGTTTTCATGTTTGTTACTCCTTATCAATCACTTTTGCGTCCGTAATTGTGTCAAAGCCGTTTACAGTTTCGACTTTGATAAACAAGATTTCTTTTGGGTTGTTCGCGTGACTTAGAACATCGGTGTACTCCTTGTATTTTTCTTGGCTAAACGGATGCTCACTGAATGTGAATGTCCGTTGTCTGCCGTATGCAAACTTTACAGTAACCACACACCTTTTCCCCTTGTTTGGTATGTGAACTATTTTCTCACTAAAACTTTCTACTGGTAGTAATCCGCCTTCAAAGTACAAACGTTGTAACTTCAAGGCGTGAATTTGCTCATCCGTTCGTAGTACCTTGCCGCAGAATGGACATTCTTTAACCGACGTGTGAACGTATCGGTGGCACTTTGGACATTCGGACATAATCGGCAAACTTTTGGCTTCAACGCCGCCGCATGACATTTGCCGGTCCAGGTCATCGCCGAACTGCTCCACATTACCGCCGCAGTCTATAACAAAACATCGGCTTTTTCCCGGATGCAAACGTAACCCCCTTCCGATGATTTGTTTCCAAAGCGTCCACGATTTAGTTGCCCTGCAAATAACTAAGGACGTGACGCGCGTTATATCCACGCCGGTTGTAAGGACTCCGCAATTCAGAATGATGTCACAGTTACATATTATCTCGTCCCGGTCCTCTTCATCTGTCTCGCCTTTAACGACATCCACCGTGAACTTTTTGTTAAGTTTCTTTTCGAGTTTCTTTAATGTGGATAATACTTCGTCACAAATCCGCAAGGTAGGTAGAAACACTAGTGTGCAGGCGGCACGTCCAACCTTTTGTGAACCGCGTTCGTGCGTGCTTATTATTGTTTTAGCAATTGCGTTTAGCGCCCGTTTACACTGCTTCTCCATAGATTCAGATGAAAAGTCACCGATGGAGTTCAAATCCAACTTTTCTCTGTCCATTTCGAACAATGCACATTTTATGTATTCTGGCGGGACTAAGTAGCCATCGTCTATGAGAGAACCGTAAGTAACAAGTTCCTCTACAGGTAGGAACATTTCGCCGCCAAGGACGGTCTCCTTTCTGTTTCTGTATGGCGTCGCCGTGAACCCTAAGACAAACGTTGGGCTATCACGGTTTCGTAACTTCCCGTTGCTATTTTGCATTCGTGAGACGATTTCTTTGTAGCCCGCCGACCCGGTGTACATCTTGTGGCATTCGTCCACGATTATGACATCATAAGTTTTGCCAACATTGAAGTTCGGTAATGATTGAACTGTGCAAAAATCCACCACATTATAGTTATCCATCAGTATTGTGAATTTACCGTGGTTGTACCGTTCAAGTTCACAATCGCTGTTTGCCATCGGTGAGTTCAACAAGCCAAACGCTTTATCAACATCTTGCTTTATAATCCGTTTACTCCATGAGCAAACAAGTACCGATAAATTTTCCCATTCAAAGGTATGTAGGATGCTCTTTATTGCCGCGCCGATTATTACAGACTTTCCTGCGCCAGTCGGCAAAACAAAACAGTAACAGTTTATCGGACTAATTAAGTCAAATAGCGACTCAATTTTTTCTAAACATTTTTCTTGATATGGTCGCAAACTTATGCTATTAACAATTTGCGTTCTCATGGGTTCTCCTTTTGGGTGAGGTGAACTGGCCCGATTAGAAATGGCAGACTGTCAATTTTAATCGGGCTTTTATTTATGCGTATTATAACATGCGCCTTATACCCTAGTCAATACCTTTTTTGCACTTTTTTTACTAACAAAAGTTTGTTCTTGAACTTTTGTTTGCTCCGTATTTGTTAGTTGCTTAATAAATTTACAAGACAGTTTAGTTTTCTTAGATACGTAACCAAGTTTTTTCATAGTACTGAATATCATCTTTGTGGACGGTTCCATGCGTTGGTTTGTTAGATACTGGATAACATCCACAAGTTTGATTTCACAAACATCATCCGAGAGTTCTTCTTTGTTAGCAACATAATCCATAAGTTTATATGTTGCCGCGTTTGTGTAAGAAAAGTTCTCGTTATCATGTTCGTTAGCCTCTTGCTCCTTCCCGGACATGACGATTGGCATACCTGATAAATATTCGTGTCGGGCTTGCAACCAAACTTGTTGCCAGTCGATTGCGTTTATTTGTGGCCAATCATCCCGTGACCAGTTAGCGTGAACTACAAGAAACCTTCGACTACCCGTGTCGTCTATGAAAATTTCCTCATCGTTTGTAGTGCCTATAATTGACGTTCGAGTTGGGTACTTTGTGAAGAACTTATCATAGGGCAATCGAAAATTTTGTGCATTTGCTGTTACAAAAGTTTTAAGCATATTCACGTCCGCTTTTCTGAACATTGAGGAAAGTTCCGGGTATTCGTAAATCCATGATTCGTATGCACGGCGCACGGACTCCTTTGATTTCAAATCGATTGTTGAATCTCCGAAACTGTTAGTTCCGATTGCTAACTTTCTAGCAAGTGTCGATTTGCCATTGCCTTGCTTCGTACTGAACAAAATCAGCATGAAGTTCCTTTGTACGTCGGACGATTCCCCGGTGTTGTAAACTAAGGCCGCGCCTTGCCGTAACCACAATCGGAACTTCCATAAGTCTGTATCGGAAAAGTGTAACGCCTTTTTAATTTCTGTCACACGTGACCTCCCATCCCACTTGTTGTTTTCAAAGAAATCTAACACTTTGTCTTTGTAAACCGCATTAGCCTTTATAAGGTCGCTAATAAAAGTTTTAGTTAGATACTTGCTATTGAATCTTATATCCTGCGCAAATCGAACTACGTCGAGGTACAATGAATCTGCATCCTGAACTATCTGTCCCTTTTTTCGAACGACCACATCGTGTGTCCATTTGTCAATCTCCATTTGTATGCCTAAGTTTTTAAGTGAGTTAGTTATTACGTCTACATCATTGTATTCTTGTGCCATTTCCTACCTCCGTGAAACATGACGATGGGTGTTTTATCATGGCGTTTCTATCGTAAACCACAAAACGTGCTTGGTTCAACGAACAACTCGACCTGTCCATTTGCACCTGATAAACTGAAAGTCGCTTCTCAATATCGTCACAAACAGCATTGGCCACAGACTTGTAAGCCGAAAACGTATCCCCCAACGCGACTAATGCCCAAAAGTTTCCAGATGTAAAACTTTCGCAAACGCAAATTGTTTCCTGCATACAGGAAACTTGCGAACGTATCCTTTTACATTTAATCGAATCGAAACCCTGCTTCTTCAAATCGAAATCGAGAATCACGCACCGGTTCGGAACTTTGTGCAACTTCCCGTCACTTTCGAATGTATGATAGTTGGGGTAAATAACCGGCAAACTTAATTTTTCACCCTCCTTTCGCGCCGCCGACGTTTGCTTTTCGAGTTGCTTAGAGGTTCTGTTACTACCATTTATTATGCGGAACATCTCCCATAATGTGGTTTCACCCTCGTTAAACTTCTGAAAGATAGAATTTCGAAACGGAAACCTTATATCAATGTACGAGGCCATTTCTTCGTCCGGGACGGCTTTTGTGCATATCTGAATTTTGCGCTTATCATCCACATTAATGTTGCCGGACGTATCATCCATGCCGTCGTAACCGTAAACATCCTCGTACTTCTGGTTTGTGTCAATCAACCACATGGCACGGTCACGTTCGATTTGCTTATACAATGGTATGTAACCATAATGTGACTTGTGGGAAAGTTCCTTTAGTGCGTCACGCAGTGAAACCTTGTTTGCACTAAACGGCGCGCAATGGTCGTTGAATATCATAATCACACCCGAACGATATATGTAGCCGCCGAATGTCGATGCTCCCTGCGGGCGGAACTTTATCACTTTGCCGCATTCTACAGTTGGAATCTTCATCTGGTTAAGCATCATGGCAATCGTCCTACTAACCGTCATTTCGTCGAAACCGCCGTACCCTTCTTTTATGGTTTCATAGCAATTTGCGGATTTACTCATAGCTCACCTCGTTTGTAACAGCCACGGCAAAAGCGGCAGTACGAACACGGATTGAAGCACTCTGGAAATCTGGAATCAACTTCATCATTTATCTCCACATTAAGGTGGTTTTTTAAGTAAATATTTGAGTAACATAGCATAGCGCGTTTAATGTTTATAAACGCTTCGCTTTGAGTTTGGACGTTAGAGAAGTCGTGTTCAAGTATCCTCCCGTCTTGAGCGATACCGAGCGTAAATGAGCAATGGCCTATGTGTGACCGCGTTTCCAAAATCCAATCCCGAACTAAAAGCGCATAGCACTTTAATTGCCAACAGTTTGGCGAAACTGGGTTCTTCCCCGTCTTTAAGTCATAAATGTGGACATCCGCATAAGTTGCTCCTGACGGCGATTCACATTGTTTAATGTGGAGGACGTCGATTGAGCCGCCGAAACGTAAATTTTTGTTTGGCATACCCAGTTCTGGCGATAGTAGAAAAACTTCGGATTGAACGTCGTCAACCCCTAACTCTATCACTTTTGATAGTAACGCTATTACAGACGCCACGCCCGGTTCGGAAATCCATTCTGGACGTTGCAGTACGAACGCCGTTATGAAATCCATTTTCCGGGAATATTCGTTACTTTTTAAGTAACCTATTATTCGAGACAGGAAGTGATGAACTATTGTGCCGCGAATTGCTGGCTCTTTCGAACCGTCCCACTGCTTTGCCCGGTCCAAATATGCCGGGCACGAAACCCAACCGTTCGATTTCGACGGTGAAAAGAAACAATGAACTGCATTGTCGGAATCCTTTTTCGCTCTGAATATTTCATCCGCAATAAAGTCAATCCCTTTTTCACATTCAGGAAACTTTTCACTAAATGTGTCTACCATTTCTTTAGCGATTTCGTTATAGATGTCGTCCTCGCTTCGATTGTCTCTTTGCCACATTGCGTTCTCCGTTAATGGCTATTAAATAAATATAACGTCCCAACCCGCCATTAAAAGTTTGGACGTTACAGTGGATGCCTTTGTGGCCACAAAGTAATGTTCCTTCACATTACAGAGCCACGGGAACTTTATGTTCTGCCTATTAAATAACTTAATAGCAAACAATTCGTTCGGTGCATACTGTCCCTGTTTACACATAAAGAACTGATGCACCTTTTCCTGTGGAGTCTTATATGCTGAATATACCATTGAAAAGTTTAATACGACACCGGAACGAACTCCGCGACGTTCCTTTGTCACTTGCTTTAGTGCAGAACGAAATTGTCGTTCCGACCCGACAACTCTTGCCAATACACCGTTCTTTTTTAGTGTATCGACGAACGCTTCCTGTACTACAGACGGAAGTAATCTTTCGTTACGTTTGAGTTCAACGAACATTACGCTTTTGTCTACAAGTATCAAATCGGGAACACCTTTTCGCATCCCTAATGCGCGTCGGTCCGCAGTTCCCGATTCGTTTGGGATATGCATATAATCAACCAAAGCACATCCGCAAATTGCACAGCACTTATCTTGCAATTCCTGTTCTGTCATAAAAGCCTCCCGAACTGATAACGCCGACGGAACGGTCGGCGCTTAAATGGAGGCTTATTCTACTTTATCTCAAGGCCGCTCGCAAGTCGATTTGACCGCCCGAGAACTCTTCAAGAGACGTGATATTCGCAGCATTGAGGTAGAAGGTGACTGTGTACGATTTGAAGATTTTTGAAGCGCTCGCTCGAACAGCGAGATTTGCAATCGAACCTTTCCCGATTCTCAAATCAGGTTCGCATTGTTCACCATTCAAATCTGTGTTTTCCCGGAAGTCGTCTTTGCTACGGAATGTGTAAGTAACATCCCCGTTTTTGTTTTCATAGATGGAATCTGTGAACTCCACATCATCCGGGTCAAGGTCTGGCTCTTTTTCAGTGCAATAATACTGAATGGCCGCCTCTTTTGCCGCTTCGAGTTGCTTTACGTGTTTGTCGGAAAGTTTAACAGTTACCGCAAACTTTTCTTCATACTGGGGATTATTGCTAATCTTTTTGTATGCCCAAAACAGGATTTCAACGTTCTTCAAAATGACTGTCGAACCGTTTACTTTTTCCGTATCGTTCGATTTCTGAACTTTGGAAACCTTTTGTTCTGAGTTAGCGGAAACTTTCTTAATTTTTTTAATAGCCATTTTAATTTCTCCTTTAGTTACCAGTTTGCTACTGTTTGGCTACAAATGAAAGCGCCGACCACCGGCGCTTTCGAACTTTTTAACGACAAGTCTGATTGTATGCTTTGCGAACGAGTTCAGCGAATGCGTCACGCAGAGCTTTTTTAAGGCGAGGGGGAATTGCTTTGTACATAGGTTCAATTTCCGCCGGTAAACGAAGCTGAACCTGATACACAGCACTTGTAAGATTCTGTTTGTCCGAAACAATACCTTTAATAACAGAATCAGTATCAAATGAAATCTCATCATCGGAATCATCAGATTCGTCCATGTCATCTTCGACGACGGGAGCGGGTTTCGCGGCTTTTTTCGAACGTTTGGCTTTCGGAGCGGGAACTTCTTCAACTTCCTCTACTTCATCCAATTCTTCGATTTCGTCCAGTTCTTCAACTTCCTGAACGGGTTTCACAGACTTCTTTGCCAATTTTTTACTTTTGTTAAGTCCCATGATAATTCTCCTTAGTTGCATGGGTTATGAGGACGTCCACCTACTGCATCCTCGAATGGTTGCTATTATGTAACATATCACAGAAAAAGCAAGTAAAAAATGAAAAGTGCGGTAAAAGGTGGGTTTCTCCATAACACGCATATTATAAGGAGGATATATGCGAGTGTTAAAAATTAGAAAAAATGATTTTTTTGTTGACAAGTTGAAAAAATCAAAAATCAAAGGAAAGCTAGTTGTACAGCCACTTCCAAAACCTGTGTTCCCGTTTGTTGGTAACAAATCCAACCGGCGTGACTGGATAATCGAACTCATTAAGAAACTTTCTAGTAACTTACTAACAGAGCCGCCGAGAGAAATCTTCGATGTATTCGGCGGTAGCTTTTATCTATCACATCTTATTCAAGTAGCTGCCGCTCAGCTTGGACACAACATTACAGCATACACAAATGATTACGACGGTTACTCAGATTTGTTTACTGCTGAAAGCATGGAACATTTGCTATGGTACAAAAGTGTTTGCGACGAACATCCAGAATTGAAACGTAACGAACTTTTGCCACCAGAGGATTGCCAACGTATAGACGATTACACGAACCGGTACTGTCCACATTTAGACCAGTGGGTTATACGGTTTCTTACAAACTATGGTAGTTCACGACATTACAGAAAACGTTTGACTGATTACCAAGACTTTTGGAAAGGCGTCAGCTTGTCCGATTATATCCCGAACACCATTATGACGTTGGGGAAAGTGGATTGGAAAGACTGGATAGACTGGATTGCTGAAAGAAACCTTTGTGACCGTTTAAAACCTTCAATATGGTTTGTAGACCCACCGTACACTACCTACGGTTCAGGTCTTTATTACGGAGACGGTTACGACAATCTGGACATCGGTGTAACCGGAATTGTTACTAAGATATTAAGAAAGTTTCCGCGAGCTTACATAGTAACATTCGGCTATGTGAGAAACTTCGTATTTCAATTCGGTATAAAAGGTTTCCCACGAAACCTTCATTATGATGAACTGAACGAATACTGGCCTGCGTGTCAAGGACTTCGCGTGCGTTCCAGGCCAGAGTACACTCACATTTGGTACATCGGAAAAGAAAACCGCGCACTCGACGAAGTTCTCAATTTGCCAGCCGTTCTGGACAAGCGGAATCACAACCACATTAGGGCGGACGGAAAGAAACCCAATATGGACGCATGGAAATACGATAACCTATTCGGTTCGTGGTAGGCACCCCCCGGCTCGACCGGCGAAACGCACCCCTCGGCCTCGGTGCGTTTGTAATGTGGTGTACTCACCGAACCGGTTTCCGCATTTCTTTCACAAATTTGACTTGACAAATTTAAATGGTACGTTCCGAACACGTAACCAGTGTGGCGGCACTGGAATGGCAAAATTTGAAGGAGGATATTATGCCAGACCCAAACTCTCAGGAAGCTACTCAGCAAGTTACTAATGAAGTTACGCAATCCGAACAGGCCGCAGAGCAACCCGCGACCGAACAGCAATCTGCCGAACCCCAAGTTCAGGAAGCGCCAAAGGCGGAAGCCGCACCCGCTCCCAAACGAACCCACAACGACCGAATTGCAGAGTTGGAATCAAAAATCGCCAAAATGGAAGCCCTCTACCAACTGCAAGGACAGAACGTTGTGGACATGGAGGTTTGCACAGACTTGTTACTCAAAGGCTATACTCTCGACCAACTCAAACAGAGTAAACCATATTTGTTCGGACAGCCCGTTCAAACGAATACCGGTGTTGTCAAGCAACCACCAAAAGTTGTTACGGAAACACAAACCCCCAGAGTGCCCACTGCGCCGGTTTCGTCGGACGGATTCGTAAAAGCACTAGCTAACATGCTAACTAGCAAGTTTTAAATAAGTTTGTAACTTTCAGTCACATTAATGTGGAGGTAAACTATGGCTCTCAAATATGTAGGTAAACTTATTACCGATACCCAAGTCTTTGCTATGAGTGAAGGTATTACAACCACCACTTATAACATTCAGAAAAAATCTCCTCTCGCCATTCAGAAAAACGACGGCGAGCGTACCCTTTATATCGTCCAGGCCGGTACACCCGTTCCTTCGAACGATGAAAATTGTATCGGCATCGTTTTTGAGAATTGGGATGTTACCGACGCAGGCGGCCCGATTCCCATCGCTCTCAGCGGAACTATCAACGAAGTGAACGCCGCTGCTCTCGGTATCACTTATGATGCAGACTGCAAAGCCGCCCTCAGAAACTTCAATTTCCTCGGTGCGAATATGGACACCGCCGCCGCATTGTTCCTCTCTGCTGTCGCTCAGACGTCCGCCGCTTCTTATGCTTTCGCTACCGGTTTGACTTACACGCTCACTCTCACCGGGGACACCTTCATCGACGGTGTTGCTGATAAACCTATCAACTGGATTGCCGGACTTCCCGCAGGTTTCTATATTGATAGTATTACAAAAACATCCGCAACTGTTTACTCAATTGTTGTCAAAGCGATTAACAACTCTATCGCACTACCGTCCGGCGGCCGCGTTACATTCGCAGTTCTCGCCCAAGCCCTCACGAACGGCGACGCTCCAGCCGCGGCCATTTGTGACATCGCGACGGTCTAATTTGGGCTCAATCGAGTTTAACTCAACATTAATGAAACCTTATTTCGGAGGAACTAATTATGGCAGACATCAGAGACTTTTATAATGCTAAAAATATTGTTGCGCTTTGGGAACAAATTAAAGGTGCTAACTATGCAAAACAGTTAGAGAAATGGTTTCCTTATCGCAAAACTACCGAAGTAGACATTACCCTCGCTTACGGTTACGAGAAACAGAATGTCGCTCTCGACCTCTGCGCCTATGATACGAACGCTCGTATTCGTGGCCTCCAACCGATTAGCACTTCCAAAATGGAAATGCCCTTCTTCAAAAACAGCGTTCTTTTCACCGAGAAACAGCGGCGAGAAGTTCTGCAAACGGTAAAGTTCGCCAATAATGATTTGGCCATTGCCACAGCACTCGCCGGTCACATGGAGAACGTTGTGGACATCCTCCTGAATGGTCCGGACGTTGTTGGTGAACGTTACCGTGCGCAACTCCTTCAGCACGGTGCAATCGTTGTTTCCTCTCCGAAATCGCACGTGTCGCCATCGGCTGTTTCGATTAACTACGACGTTCGCGGCAAATGGCAGGACAACAACGTCGATTACTGGAACACCAAACCGTCGGCAGGTACAACGGATTTTCTCGGTGACATGCGCGCCATCATGGACGAATACCAGAAGAAAAACGGTGTGACGCCTTGTTCGTGGATTATGAACGGTTCAACCTGGCTCAACCTCTGCAACGATGCCCGCATTAACGCCATCCTCACTGCAAACGGCTTTAACAAAACCGTCGAACAGGTTATTCGGGATGTTCTTCGCGTTCCCATTAACATCGTTGTCAACAGTGCTACGTATCGTCCGGATGAAGACGAACCCGAACTTCCGTACTGGGAAGAGGATGTCATCTCTATCGTCCCGAATCGTCAGCTCGGTCACGTCCTCGTTGGCCTTACTCCTACGCAGTACGACGAAATGTACAGCGAGGCCAAACGTGACGTTGCTTCAAGTTCCGAGAACTTCTGCATTCAGTGCCGTCATCGCGACGACCCAATTCAGACCGAAGCCATCGGTTCGACAACCATGCTTCCTCAGTTCGACGAAATGGACAAATGCTTCGTCATTCGCCCTGAATAAGTAACATAATAAAAAAACGACAAACGGCCCGCCCCGGCGGGCCGTTTGTCGTTTCGAAGCCTTAATGTTGGTGTTAGCGCCCGCTTTGCATAAAATACAAAAATTCGATAATTTTACCGAATCGGTAGAAAATCCGGAAAACTTTTACCCGATCCTGTCTTTCCAAAATTGAAAATTGTTTTTGTATTATATCACAAGTAGAAAGGTGGGTTTTATGCGGGTTTCCCGTGGTAACATACAATTATCTCCATTGGTAACATAAAAAACCGATCCGAATTGCCATATTATGTCAACTCGTAACTTTTGAGTTACGAAAAACGGCAAAATTTCGGCTTGTAGAAAATTCGATTACGTTCGGGGCGGTAGAAGATTCTTCATATCATAACCCGCCGATAAGTAACTCAATAGCTCACTTATTCGCGGAACGCGTTGCCCAATCCACATTAATGTGGTATAAGGGAAACCTCCTGCACGAATTGGCGTGCCAGAACCCTAAAGGAAACCTCATGCTCGAAACCTTATGTATGACACTCACATTATGGTGTCCCCCGTTTAATGTGGAGTTTATTGATTCGCACGGTGAATGCGTTTATGTTTGTGTGGACGGTAGGGTGATGTGCCCCTGCGTTACCGGCCCATTCGACGACATGCACGAACCAATCGAGATTGAAGAACTGGGAGGAAATCATGGCAGTTGATAAAACGAGAGTATTCGAGTTGGTCAAACTCAAGGCGGGTTTAGATACATCCGTCGTAGACCCAAAACGTGACCCGATTATTGAGTGCGCCGTGGATGAAGCGGAAGAACTGATATTAAATTACATACACAGAAGCGAAATGCCGTCGGCGGCGCAGATGGTGTTCGTTGCAATCGCTACGGACATCTACAAGTACAACGTCAAGGACTTCGAACTCGATGCCAAATTCGCTCCCGACCCGGATGAGAGCGGAACTGATGCGGACTACCTTGCTAACGTTAGCGAGATTCGAATTGACGACGCGATTGTGAAGGACGAAATAACGGCAGCACAGTATAACCGTGATGCCGCCGCGTTGGCCGCCCAAACGAAGCAGGAGGTAGACTTCCTGAAGAACTACCGCGAACGATTGCACCGTTTCCGAATGATGCAGTGGCGCAAGTGGGAAGAGGGAATGTAAGTTATTCTGCCGTTCGCGGCGCGTACACCACATTAATGTGGTAAACCGGGCGTCCGGGCGTCCGGGCGTAGAGCGTACACCACATTAATGTGGATGGTTAGTTTTTCATGGAGGGTTAGTAAATGGTTAAACATTACAATTTTGCCCCAATTTATAGGAAACTTCGACCACTTTTTAAACACACCGTGGACATTAAGCGCCCAGTTGTTGTGTTTGACGAAGAGACCGGAATAAGTCGTGAATCTTTTGAAACAATCGCAGAGGGATTAGAGGCATACGTTACTCAGGAAATTCGCGCTCCCTATTTGGCAATAAATAACGATGATACACTGCGAATAACTAGTTACTTTAATGTTCATGTTAAACACGATGTGGACATACGCCCGGGTGACTATGTGATTGGTTATAGGGACGATGGCAAGAACATCTCGCACGGTTTTTGTGGTCGCGTTCGATATGGCACAGCAATTAACCGTGCAATGATAAACATTGACGATACGAAAGCACAAAATCCGGAACCTTATTAATTACATTTGGAGGTTTTGATGAGTAAGCCGAACCAAATACGATATAATAACAAAATAGCAAGTATTCGTTTGGAGATTGCTAAAGAAAAGTTGATGTTTATCGACGCTGTTAAACGTGACATAGAAGCATTATTGGCTAGGCGTTCGCCAGAAGACCTCGGAGACCTCAAACGTTCGTGGCGGGTTGTCATTACAGGACGTTCGAAACTTGCAGGCCACAGTTTGACCAAACTTTCTCAGGCGCGTCCGATTACAGTCGGCATTTCGATTGAAAGCACAAGCCGTCACGCGATAATGCAGATGTTCGGTTGGAAGGCTGTACCGGGACAACTTTTGACCGGTTATAAAGTCGGCGGCAAATGGAGAATAACGAGGGCAAGCCGTCCAATTTTCAACTTCGTCGAGAACAAAAGGAAACGCAAACGTGACCGTCGAAAAGTTCGCTCGTTCATAACAAAAGGCGGCGTACATAAGCCAGACCCGAATCTTGCCTACGAAGGAGGCAACCATTCTATCAAATCGGAAATCAAGAGAATTGTCGCCCGTCGTTTGAAAGACTGTAAGTATCTTAGCACGGCGGTGTTTGCCTCAAACGATTTGGCGAAAGTGTGGTCTAGTAACAGGGCAAGAGGCAGAATTGCCAAATGGATGGAGGGAACTTTGGATGTCGAACTCAATTCTCGTGCCACAAAGGGTGCGTCTGGAGGTTATGCTCCGGGCTATACTCCACATTAATGTTTCCAATTTAGGAGGCGTAAATGCAAGACACAATTCTCAAAATATGTAAGCAAATTCACGAAAAGTTGCCTACTAAGCGAATTGCTATAACGAGGTTTGTCGGAAAGTACGAATATGGCCAAATTTACGTCGGTGAGCTTGATAGAGAGGTCAAACGTGAGCCTTGTGGTTACATGTTTGCTAAGCGGAACTTTTGTGTAGTCTATTCACAAGACCCGACTAAAGACCAAGAGACTGCGAGGCAGGACTTTGAAACGGTTTGCCAAAAGTTGGAGGATGAAGCGCCGTTTTTCTATGAGCCGCATTGGTACAAAACTTTTTTCGACGTATTCGAAACGACTCTCATTTTGGAGTTCCAAGTTTACGAACGTTATGAGCGCAAGCCTGGAACACCGACGCCGCTCATGGAAGATTTGGAAACCTCTTATCCTGGTGTTATTTATGAGGGAGATATTCCAGAACCCGAACCAGAACCCGAACCAGAGCCAGAATACTTGGAAGGCATAATAGGTGAGACATTTACCATTCCGGGTGGTAAAACTGTAGATCACTTAGAATCCCAATATCTTTATTTCAGTAGAACTTCTACAGACGGCTATTACATAAGGTTTTGGAAATATGAAGGAGAGTCCGGGTATAATTGGGATAATTTTTGGAAATATTTACCAAGTTACGATTTGGTGAAAAAACTCCCATACGAAGGGACTTGGTATGTACATTCGTTTGCCACTAACAGTTGGGTCGAATTAGATTCAAGTTCTCTCGGTTTGACCTTCGATGTTAACTCCCAGCCAGAAGTGTTTGTTTATCCGTGTAACCGTCCGAACTATTTAGTCGTTTATAAAAATGGCGAATGGGGAAAAATGGGTTTGGGTGCATACACAATCAGCGGTAACACGATAACATTCCCGGTGAATACAAATAACAATCCGTCATACGGCAAGCCGTTCAGAGTTTACTTTGTAGAGCAATAATCTGGCGAGGACCAGTTCGGTGGCTAAATTTTTGCATCCGTTTCTTTTGAATGCTAAGTTTGCTCCACATTAAGGATTTCTGCCAGTGCCGCCACACTTGGAAACCTTAATGTGGAGCAATTTAGTAATTAACCATAGGGAGGTTCGATATGGCAGCAGGAAGTTTTCTCGTAGAGAACAAAGTGCGTCCGGGTTGCTACATCCAGATTAAGGGAGTCCCGAAGGCTTCCTCAGTTATGAGCGAGCGTGGGACTGTTGTAATCCTTATGAACGCGGATAGTGGTGACTTGGTTACAGAGATTAGTGCTAACGATATTTTAACAGGAGCGAGTGCCGCTAAAGGTTTCCCGCTTTCAGTATTTACAGATGAAAACAACATTCTTCATTATGTTTATCCGTATGTAAATAAAATCATTCTCGGTAGACTTAATGCGGGTGGGAATAAAGCAGCAACCATTCTTGAATTGGCTTCTGAATCCACATTGACCGTTACTGCGAAGTTCGCCGGTGTTTACGGAAACCTAATTTCTGTAATGATTGTTAAAGAAAAAACCGGTGAGGGCAAGTTTGCAGGTGAAGGTTACTTTGTTAGAACTTCTTATAGTGGAGAAGTCGTAGACGAGCAGAATGTTCAGTCTGCAAACAATATTGTAGATAACGATTATGTAACATTCGCAGTTGAAGGCGGTGGAGTTCTTGTCGAAGTCGCCGCAGAAGATTTGACCGGCGGAACGAACGGAACGGAGAGTGCCACTAATTTGACTGGCATCCTTAGCAAACTTTCCGGGATGCCGTGGAATACTCTCGGTTATTGTGGTGCAGATACAAACCGCGCTGTAGTTTCCACGTTCATTAAAGACCTTCGTGAAAACAAAGGTAAATATCGTCAAGCAGTTCTCTACAATAGTACCAGTGAGGACTACGAGGGCATCATTTCACCTTATCAGGGGTTCGTTCTCGATGGCGAAGACCCGAGTGGTTGGGACACTACGAAAACTCATGAACGATGCATGTGGGCGGTTGCCTTTGTCGCCGCACTTACTGCCGGTGCAGATGTCTATGTGAGTAACACTTATCATGTGTTGCCTGCGAACATCGTTAGCGTAAACCCGGCACGTGAGGAAGACGCTGAGGTTGAAACTGGACTTAGAAGTGGTGCATTACTGTTTACTCATAACAGTTCCGGTGAACTTGTAGTTGAAAAGGATATTAATACCTTACATACTTACACACAAACTCGCACGCCACCGTTTAGCAAGAATCGCGTTATCCGCACTCTCGATGAAATTTCGAACACTAAGGTGCTTGCTTGGGAAACTATGTTCATCGGCAAGGTTGACAATGACGACCTCGGACGTGCTTTACTTAAGGGCCAAATATTGAGAATCTTAGACGATTTCGCCTCGATTGGGGCTGTGGCACGTAACGATTACGACGTGACTGTTGAACCAGGCGACGACCCGGATAAAGTTCGAAGTTATGAACAGCTCCGTCCGATTGATTCTATGGAACAGCTTTACAGCTATGTTACAGTTTTGGGATAAGGAGGTGAGTTATGGCAGGCGAATTTAATCTCAGGTCAAGAGATGTTATCAACTCGAACTTAGGTACCCTCATTATCGAGTTCCCGGATGGTAGCAGACGCAAAATGGCCGAAGTTCGAAACATTCATGCAAACATTGAAGTTGCCACAGAAGAGTTCCGTTGTATCGGCGAAATGATGCATCGCCACAAGGGCGTCGGCGCTCGTGGTTCTGGTAGCATGAATATTTACACCGGTACACCCGAATTTTTACAGTACCTTACGGATTTCATTAATAACAAATTTAATTACAGATTTGTAATTACTTGTTGGATTAATGACCCTGAAACCAGTACAGATGATGCGGGGCGCGGCGCACAGATTTGCGAAATCAGCGACGTTCTTCTCCACGGTAGCCAATTGTTTAGAATTGACACCGAGGACGGAATCCTCGACCAAGATGTCGATTTCGATTTCGATAATTATAGAATTCTGAAACCTTTCACGACACCGCCCACGATGTAGTTCCCTTTGGCCGCCTCGGCAGCATTCGAGGCGGGCAATTTTTTATTCCGGTTGACGCGTCACTCACATTAATGTAACATTATTACACGCACCAGGTACGTTTGGTGAAGTCACCGGACGAGTGGTTTTCTTTAATACTCAGGAGGATGTTATGGCTTTAAGTTCGTTGGAAGAGTTGCTTATTCAGAAACGTATTGACCCACAGGAAATCGTTACGAGAAAAGTTTATGCGGAACGTTTAGGTGAGATTGAAATTTCTTTTAAGCGATTAAGTTACCGTGATTACAAAATGTTTAAACAGCAAGCGATTTCTCGTAAACGCGGTGATGCCAGTTTCGATATGGATAAATATAGAAACGCTATTATATTAAATTGCATTACAGACCCGGATTTGAGTAAAAAGGAAGTTCAGGACGCAATCGGAGCTATTGACGACGAATCCGCATTACAGAAACTTTTTTTAGCCGGTGAAATCGTAGGACTTGGTGACCTCATTTTGGCAGAAAGTGGTTTTGACCAAGACCCGTTTCGAGACATCTTATCAGACGACGAAGGAACTTCTGAGGAATAAGGATAACAATAACGACATAGATTTAGTCATTTCCCGTTACATGTTCGAGAAGTTTGGAACTCTCCCGGAAGTTGTAACCGAAATGGATGATTACCAAAAAGGGGTGATATTTGCTTACTTAGAGGACATGGTAAAGTATCACAAGGAACAGCGGGAGAAACAAGAACGCGCCGCACAAAAGGTTCGGCGTAGGCGGTGAGCGGAGACGGCGGCGGGGGGTTACCTCTGGCCGCCGTTCTCGTTTGTACACCACATTACAACGCCCATCCCGAGGCGAAGCCGAGGGTAATGGGCGTTCGCCGGTTGCGAGCCGTCCGGAGCCGGTCTGGTGGCGTTTAGTTTATTTTCAATCCACATTAAGGTAGACTGTGTGCGGACAGGCCGGAAGTAACTTCCGCCACCTTAATGTGGAGGTAAACTATGCCAGAAAAACTTATAGATGGTAATATTACCATTGAGGATAAGGCGTCTCGTGGCCTAAACGTTATAAACCAGGAACTTGTTAATTTAGACAAAACCGCTAAGCGTTCGTTGCAGTCCGTCATAAAACTGAACACAGAGTTAATAAAAATTGACAAACACAGACGCAAACGAGCTTTGAGTACAGAGTACAGCCCGGCGGATTACAACCTGATAAAAGGCCCTAGCAATTTTAAACACTATCGTTCTCAGAATCCGCTTCATCGTAAAAAGTTTGAAGTTTTGGATACCAGTGTCCATTACGATTCGAATGGACGCAAGCTCACAAGTATAGACTCGTATTATTATAACAGAGGGCGTCGCAGTGAAGACCCCAGACTCCTTATCGGGAACTTTAAAGAGCACGACCCTGTTATTCCGGTTAAATACCAAAGGACAAGGGCGCGTTTTGCTAGTTTGAAAGCGAGACTGAATCCGTCTGTATCGACGTCTCCGATTTTAATGAGGGGTGCACATTGGCAGGGAGACCTCATGTACAAAGCTATCCCACAGAGACCGACGCACCCGTTTTTCGACTTTTCGCGTTCCCCCGCATTACGTCTCGGTAGCGGAATTGTGAACTCTTACAATCCGTTAAACATGATGGAGAGCGGGTTTCAAGTTGCAGACGTTTTTGCTAACAAATTAAGCAAAGTATTTACACCGAAACTTAAAGCCTCGGTTACAGAGGGGTTTCGCGGCGCGATTTCAGGTGCATCCTGTAATGCGAAAATCCCCGGCGGTGCACTGAGTGGCGCAATCGGCGGAAGGTTTCTCGGCGGAATGTTAGGCAGGCCAGTTCTCGGCAGTATGGTTGGTGGATTCCTAGGCGGCGGTTTAGCGGGCCTCGGAATCGGCGTTGCTATATCCGGCATTATAGCGGGATTGGGTAAACTTACAGATTATGTTGGCGACATTTTGGAAACTGTAAAAACCATCGCGGCGGAACGCGCAGCGGAATCCACCTCATTACGTCGCAAAATGCAAATGAGCTCCGAAATGTTCGGCGTAAATCCGGAGGATGTTAATGAGATAGATGCTAAAATTTACGGATTGCGTGAACGTGAAAGACAAATGTATCTTCACGGAATGCCCGGAAGAGATATTACAAGTTCTGCAATCGAGTGGCTGCATTTATTGGGAACAAAAGAAACTGGCGGAACATTTGCAAACGAACAGCAAGCGTTCGACTTTAGTCAGGCACTTGCGACGATTGCCAAAATGAACGGGCTTTCCCCGCAAGAATACGAAACGGTTAGGTATCAGGGTATGCAAATCTTGTCCAAAGGTTATGCCGATATTCTGGACGTCAAGCCGCTTTTGAACAGCGCCCCCGGTTTCGTTCGTGACCTTTTAGCACAAACTGGAATGAGCCGTTCCGAATTTTTGGAAAGTGGTAGGACTCGTTCTTTTACAAGTGATAAGTTTATTGATGCTCTAATGAACGTGAAGGACTATTACGAAGTGCTTTCAGATAGAGCGACATCCAGAACTACGGAACAGCAAGAGGAGGCGGCAAAGAACATAATTGGTGCGGCTTCCGTTTGGGACGAAATGTACGAAAAAACTAAGGCAGAAAGTAACACACGCGTAGCGAATGCAATCATCGAGGGCGGAATTATCGGCCACATTAGGGAAAGTTGGTACAAAATGTGGAGTGATACAAATGACGCTCAGGACGGTATAACAAAAAAGGTAGAGTTCGAAAAGAAAGTCACTTCGGATATACTAAAGGGAGTGCTTGGTATTTATGTTATAGGCGTGAGACTTAAAAATCTGGTCGATAAAGTTTATAATCACGCCAAATTGTTAGTAAATTTAGTGTTAGATGTTGTGTTGGGTATTGTGGATGTTTTGTCAAGTGGCGTGGCAAGTCTGTTGGCACTTGTGTTTAGGACTGTGGCGGATGCCCCCGGCACGGATAGAGAATACTGGGAAGCACAGGCAGCTGCTATAGACCCGAACTCAAAAGAACGATTAGAGCAGAGAGCAAAAGAGGATTATAGTAGAAGGCTCGCAAGAGAGGCCGCCAGTGTGAACGCGAAAGGCGGAGAGGCGGCGTCCATCACCGCACTCGGAGCGCTAGTTTCGGACGAAAAAATTGTTGGCCGCGAACGTGTTGTAGTGGAGCAAAAAGTTCCAAGAGAAGTCATCGAAGTTGCTGAAAATGCACCCGGCGCGTTGTATCCCGGATATACACCAAGTGGCGTGAATCCGTCGGATGTGCGTCCTGCGGCGAGAGTTAAAAAGACACTATATGACACGTTCACACATACAGTGATGCGCCCGATTGTGGAAAATGTGGTAAATGAGGAACTTGCTAAAAGTATTTTGTATAGTGGCGCAAACGCAAATAGAGCAACAAAAACTATTGCGGACGAAACTTCGATTCGCGAGAATATAGAAGGTAACTTTAGTAGAGCGCTTGATGCTTCCGGCAACATTAAGGGTGCTAAAGCGCTAGGTTTGCCCGGTAATGTTGCGGACTATACGTGGCAAAGCATGATGGGCAGAAGGTTCGCGGACGACGTTAAAGAGTTTGTTAAAAATCAACAGCAGGATACGGACGATGTTAAGTCGGCAGAAGAGTTACAGAAAAAGTTATTAAACGAAATAAATCAGGCTTTGCAAAACGTTAAAGGCCCTTATATTCCAAAAACCGCAAAGGACGTTCAGGATATTAAGGACGGTAAAGGTAGGGGCGCATCGGAAATTCTGGACGTCCTTAAAGAAATCGCCGGTGTGGTAGTTATTAACAAGGTGACAAAAGTGCGCCCGGATGTAGTATTTAATTATGGTAGTTACGGGCGCAATGGTTCGAGAGAAGACACGAACTTGTTGCGCACCGGGGACGCAAGGGCGTCACTTGTGAACGAACTCAACAACGCAATGGCGTCGGCGATGGCTTACTTGGACGACGACAGAATTGAATCAGATATAGGCGGCGTGGTAGTACTTGATTCGGCTGCCGTGTAACTGACGAGGCATTCACACCACATTATAACGCCCATCCCGAGCGAAGTGAGGGCAATGGGCGTTCGCCGGTTGGTAGAACGACGCACGCGGTGCGTGCGTCGTTGCTAACCGTTCGCCGATAAGGAGATTGAATATGGCAACTATGTATGCAGGAGACCAACCGCTTTCAATTATTGAACGTGAAGGTTGGCCACAAACTTTAGCCGGTGGGCAGTTTGCAGAACTTAACACTTTATATGAAGGTTTCCTTAGTCGTAGAGACATGATGGTGCAGTTGTGTTTCAAACGGATGGGAATTTATTCGTTTGGCGGTTTCGGCTCAAGTGCTGATACGGAAGGCAATGCAGCATTCTTCGATAATGATTCCGGCGATATGGAATTTGATAAGGTTTCCAAAATCAAAGAGGACGCTTTGGACAAGTACCTCATGATTCCGATAAACCCAGAAGAGATTTCTGTTAATTACAGAATAAATACTAACACATATAACACAATCTTTTTTGCGGAACTTGCCTCTTTGTCCGGAATAAAGTTGCGTAGGTTTTCGATTTCTTCATTTTTTCCTTACAGAATTTCTACATCTTATAAGTTCGGAACTGAACCTATTTATAGCCCGAGTGATTACATCAAATGGATAACTGATTGCATGGACAATAAGGTGATATTAGCTTTCAAAGCGTTTGGCCCTGTTGCTAAACCAATACCCTACATGAAGTGTTTCATTGAGAATTTCGACACAACGCTCAAAGCAAACGGCGATGTGGAATACAAGTTGGATATTTGTGAGTACATTGATTATCGAAAGAATCTTGATATGCGTCGTTTCGTAATGGAAGGGGACGTGTTGATAGTATCACAGAGAGCAAAAAAGCGATTTAGTTCCAAAATTTACGTTGGAGATTTCGTTAATGTTGTGACGGGCATTGTGTATTCCGATGAGTTAAAAAATTCACGGCTCGGTTTGAATGAACTCGAAAATGTATTCTTTAAAACTTCACCGGTCGCGTCGCTTGCTATGTTATATACGGGTAAAGTACCATCTGCGACTGATGTGTTTTACATAGAGAATCCTTCCCAAATGCTAAATAATTTTCAGGCAAGCCTTATCAATGCGGACACGGTTAAAACTCTCGCAGAAGTGTTAAAGTCTTGTGAGAAGATGGACAGAAACGAGATTTGGATTGTTGTTGGGATACACAGCGACCCCGAAATGCCAAAAGCAACCTTTTCACTTATGGGGAACATAACTCAAATTGATAACTTAATCCATGACACAGTTAGTTTAGGTAATTACGGTTTCTACGGTGTAAAGAATGTGGAACTCCGCTCCATGAAAGACGGACGACACGGTTGGGCATCCTACAAACAATTAGCCAAAGTCAGTGTTCTTTTGGGCGGCGACGATATGAACTACGGTAGTGATTTTGGGACGAACTTGTAACCTTTGATGACGAATCCTTAATGTGGAGGTAGACTATGGCTATAAATCCACGGTTATTTATTAAGTTAGATACGAGAGCTGATGGGAAATCCCATTCGATAGAATCCATTTGTTGTGATGTCGTTATGACACAAAGTTGTAATACAGCGGACGGCAGAGTGGAGTTCGACATGTTGGATACCCCCGACATTAACTGCCGATTTGGTGATACCGTTCATCTCATTCTCGATGGCAAACTTATATTCAGCGGCAAACTTTTTGAGATAAAACGTGAAGCAGACCTGTACATTCGTCACTACACGTTCTATGATGAAACCTTCTATCTCAGAAACCCAATAACTTATCCGGTCCCGGTTGCAGTGCCGATGATACTTTTGGTTTCAGGTTTGCTTAATAAGTATGAAATCGGTTGGCGAAGGTTGGATAGTGCGGGAGAGATGATTTCCGAACGGAAGATACAGAATACCTCGGTACTGGACGCCATTACAGAAATCGTAAACTATGTTAGTTATATGTATAACAAAATGTACGTGTTGCGCCCAAATGCAGGTAAAGTAGAGTTCATAGATATAGAATGCGCTAATGTGAGTGGGTTTCAGAACTCTTACCCATTGGTTATAGATTTCTCAAACTCAGAAACTATTGCACAGCAAACTTATAACTACTTTGAGTTTTATATTCAGCAAGAGAAGGACAAGCCGAAGTCTAAGAGCAAAACTAAAAAGGAAACTACTAATGAGTTCGGCAATCCCGATAAGGACGGCTTGAACCAAAACGATACCCACGCCGCCAACGTTGCAGGTAAACTTGCAACGGGTAAATCTACATACAAAAATGGCGGTAGTGGCGGAGGTTCATCTACGACTTACAAGTACCTAAAACCGTTAGTTCCGTACAGTGAACAAGCAATTAACTTAGAAATTGCTATGTACGCGCTCGGCGGTGTGAATGCGGCGCAGGCAGTAACACAGGACAAACCTGTAATCGCCAAAGACATTGACGAAGAAAAGGCCGGATATGCGATAGGTTCGAAAGGTTACAAACTAACCGGAGAGGTTGCCTTGTGGGGTTACTTACCAATGCTCAAAGAAGTAAAGGCGTTACCTCCCGAAGAAGTTGTAAACCAGATAATCAACGTTCGAAGGAATCCGATTCGTTCGGCGAAGTTCACAGTTCTCGTTCATGGAGACTTCCACCTTCCCGGTGACAAGCTCTTTATAGGTGAAACAGAAGAACTCGCGAGTGTTTATGTTATTAACTCTGTTACTACAAAGTTCACCGATATGGATGTTATACAAGAACTTGATATTTTCTCGTGGCAGAAAACTTTTGAAGTTCAAAAAATGATTGTAAAAGAGAAGTTGCAGAAGTTAGAGACTGCGGGCGGCAAAGAAGCTGTTCAAACTTTTGCGTTACAAAATAATTTAGATTTGGTTTATAAGAAATCGGCGGGTGAGGATGCAGGTTACGTTGTCACGGACCAAATGGTTAAGAAAATGACAGCCGATGCAGATATTTACTTTGATAAAATGGATGCCGCAATTTCCAATTTGCAGAAAGTCGGAACGAAGGTGACAGGAAAGTAACATTAAGCGAACGGCATTGTCGAACCCTCACGGCGCGGTGCGCCGTTCGGAGTTCTCCATGCCGTTGTAATGTGGTGTGAACGCTGTGAACAGTTCAATAGGAGGACTCAACATGGACGAGATTAGGAGATTTGCCACATTGGTTAAACGTATGGCTGCATACGAGGCGGCGCGGTATGCGACCTCTGTACAGTTCGGGAAGGTCACAGAAATCGAGAATGGCGCTGTCCGGATAACCCTTTTTAACGGGTTCGAAATCGGCGGCGCACAGTTGGTTCTGTCTATGTTTTGCACAGAACGCATCATCCACATTCCGTATGACGAATCGGCAAACGACGATTCCGATGTCGACTCCCATGTACACGACGAGGATGAAATGTTGGGGACGTTGGAGATAACCTACACGCCAGGCGTTTGGTTGCCGACTCCCGCCGGGGCTAGTCCGGGACAGTTGGTTATCAGCGGTGGCGGCAACGGAATGACCGTTACGCCGAAGGGGACTCTGGGCGGGACTGTTGCGTTCAAACATAAGCACAAGATTCACCCGGCGCTACCAACAATAAAGTTGTGGCGCGGGCTTGAAGTTGGCGATATTGTGGTAGTGTCGGAAATGGGCAACGGGCAGTACTACGTTCACGAACGTGCTTCGATTCCAGATGGTAACTCTAATGAGGTGTTAAACCCAAAGGCCGCCGGAATGACCGGCTCTGCAAAGGAGTTTTAACTTATGAAATTGCAATATTTAGAGCAACCGGTTGAGTGCTACAAGACTGTAAACGCCAAATACGAAGGTGAAAAGTTGAAGTACAAAATGAAAAGTTTGAGGTCACTACCCATCGAAAGACCGAACGACTCCGTGATTCAGGCGATTGCTAAGCGATTTGTTACGCAACGATATTCTGAACGAATCTACTCGTCGAACTACGGTGTCGACTGGGAACGTTTCATTGGCAGAGACATGAATGAAGACTTGGCAATGGATTTGGAAGAGGAAATTCGGCAAGCCCTGATGGTTTCAGAATATGTTGAAAGCGTGGATGTTTCGCTGTATAGTTATAGCGGTGATACGGTTTTGGTAAACTGCGAGGTTACTATTAAGGATAACTACGTTACAGATAACAAAACCATAACGTTGCGGGCGTCGCTATAGGAGGGTTCGAATGGCAGTTCAAGATTATTTGGAGTCTTTGGACTTCACCACATTACGGCAATTTATGTTGGACTTAGCGCCCGCCGATGTCGATTCGTCCGAGGGTAGTTTTCTCTACGACGCACTCACGCCGATTGCGCTTTTCTTGTCCGAAATCTTTAGCCAGATGCGAGTTATATTGCGGGAATCGTACATCGGAACGGCTACGGGAACTAACCTCGACAATTTGGCGGCCACAATGCCGCGCATTTACCGTTATCCGGCGTCCGCAGAGAAGGTTACTGTAATTCTAACGCCTTATACTGCTAACATTTTAAGTTACATACAAGCAAACTCAACCACATTAAAGTTCACTAACGCTGATGGAGAAACCTTTAATGTGGATGTCGAACAGGAAGCCTGGTTAGATAGCGATTCAACAAACATTTATTTAAAACTTTCCAAAGCACAGGCGGGGCGCGGGTATTCCATCGTCGGGCAGGCTTTTGAACCTTCTCCCGCAATAAACGGGCTTGAAAGTTGCCTCGTGTTTTCTGTCAACTCGAGTGGTAGTGAAGAAGAAACCGACGACCATTTGCGAGTTCGTGTTTGGGCTGCACTGTCGAAACCGTTTCTGGGTAGCCTCGCAGATTATCAGCGCAAGATTTTTGCAGAGTTTCCCGCCTCGCAGAATGGCTTTAATGTGGACAATTGCTTCATCATTCCGCGCGGCTCGCGCTCTGGATATATCTGTGTAATTCCCGCTAAGTGGGACGGCACGAACGGTCTGGTTCACTGCACGGCGGGTGAGCTTGAAAGTTTACAGAACTACTTGGATAAACGCATAAACGGCATCGGCGGTTACGGCTTGGGTGTCGCGCCGATTGGCCACGTGGTAAAAGTTCGGGACTTCACCGAGTTTCGCCTCCACATTAAGGTTACTATTACGGTTGCAACTGGCCACGAATACGACATTCCTGTAGCACAAGCCGGGGAACAAATAAGAACCGCTACAAACGGTTACTTACATAGTATCATTAACGAGGTTGTGCCGTCCTCTACGAACTTCCGTGCGAACGCACAGCGCTATGTCGCTTACTTCATTTATTACTATGTAAACGCACACGAATTTGCAGTGTTGTCCGCATTTAAGGCGACCTTCGGTTCGGATATTGTTAAGAACGCTCTAATCGAACGTCAGATGTCCTCCACATTAGGTAACTTTAGTCAACAAGACAATGCCACCAATCTAATAACCATGCCTCCAAACTCAACGGCCATAAACTTTTGCTATTTAGATAGTGAGAAAATCTTTATGAACAGCCATCCGGATTGGCAGCTTTCTGAACTTGAAGTCACAAGCCAGTCTTTTCCCGACATTATGAATTACATAAGTTTTACACTGGGTAATGATTCCGCACTGATTATGCAAAGGAACGGTACTTATACTGGAGAGCTAGTTCGCATTGAAGATTGTAAACTCAAAAGGCGCGTTAATGTGGAGCAGACAGACCTTGTGATACGTTCGGGTGACAGCAAGGGAACTCTTCCCATTCTCGGAAACCTTTTTGTGCAAGTCGTGGAGGAGTAGGACATGATAGAGGACTTATTCCCCAAAACTGTCGGTAACATATTGGATTACGACGCAATTAAGTTAGCGGCGAAACAATATGTAGAGGACGTTTTTGTTAATATTGTCCAAGAGTTCGCCGACAATTTGACACTGCGAACGATGGATGCCGCCCATTTGGCGGATGTCGCCGAACACGTGGCAGGTGATTCGACGCTTACGCTCGAAGAGCTGTTAGACCACATTAATGCAGAAAATATTTACCGCGAATGTGATTTTGTTAGTGAGCTTTTGGCAGCTTTTCCGGTGGGCGTCAAGTACAAAGAGTTTGACGTTACAGGTTGGGGATTTCCAAATGGCGATATACAGCCGTTTAACGGCACGACACGGTCTTTTCATCCAGACGGAAGCCCACATTTTGGTCAAGACACACTGTGGGGCGAAAACGCGTTAAACAACTTTCCCGAACGTAACATGCTGATGAGCCGGTACAAAGGGCAGTTTGACGAAAATGACGAACCGCAATGGCACAGGAAGGAGGGCCGCCGGTCCTCGTGGGGTAACGCGTCCACGTGGATGACAACCGGCGGTTTCGGAAAGCCCGCAACAATCCACATTAATGTGGATGAAGAGCGAACGGTACTAAACGATAACGGACTAACTGCCGTCGAAAACTGGCTCGGGACTGTCGCCGATAAGTTACCTATTAACTTATATATCGAAATCGAAAGTTACTTTGTTACGAACGCCGAACCGGCTTCGAGTAGCCTCGAAGGTTTCCACATGGCGTTCCCGTATCACGAAGAGGAAACTTTCTGTACGAACTTTCCGATTGACGGGTTTACCGATAGCGGGTTAGGTCCGGAACCTGCGCCAGAGCCACCGATGCCGGAAACCGCATATTCCTTTATCGTTGTGGATGAAGAGACTGGCACGATAGTTCACTCAATCGCAGATGAGGGCATGGTCTATGGTGATGTAGGCTACGTTCTGATGGATGAAGCGGCACAGATGATAACGGTGTATGAAACCGGAGTTCGCACAGAATCCTTCTATTTCACGACGAACGGTAGGAACGAAACCGCAAACACGAACATTTCTCGTTCGAACATACCGGTCTATAATGAAGATGGCACAGCCCCGGCAGCAGATACTCCATACAATGGTTCGGCTGTAATGGCTTTCATGGATGTTGATGGTAACACAAAACAGGCAGACGGCGAGAGCTTGTATGTGGATAACGGTGAATTGAGGCTCGATGCGCCTGATACGGACGAAGGGGAGCAATGGGCGGCATTGGTGGAATCAAAGAATGAGTTCGATATTGAATGCAATTTTGGCGACACTATTACAGTTCCATCTGGATATAGGGTTAAGAGTGTAAAGAGTACAGACGCCTTTGCTTTCGGCCATGGAACGGATAGCGGGTCTACTGTGACGGTCGAGTATTATGGCGAAAATACGTATTCGTCGGACATAAGCCAAACGGATATTAACACAACTGGCACTCCTGGAATGTACATGTTCCAGATGAACAGGAACGAGTTCCCTATTTTTGGATTTAAGCTAATCCCGAATGCCAACGTAACTGGCCTTAGCAATATAAGTGTCAATCAAAATGGAATTTTCGTGAAGCTATCCGGAACAAGTAGCTATGCGAATACAATTGCAACAAATGCAAACACTTATCCTGGGTTGTTCAAGTATCTAAATAGCAGTGGAACTGTTGTGCCGCAATTCTTTAATGTTCCTAGTTCACTATGGAAATTCGAGAACGGTGCATTCTCATGGCTTGGCAATACATCAAGCCCGACAGATCTCGCATATTGGTATTACAATGACGCGCCTTATGCAGGAATCGTTGTTACATTAACAAATGAGCCTGAACCTTCATATACGGAATACGCTTTGTACAAGGAATCCGGCACTTTGTACTTGCAAACCGGAATAACATCCTCTTATTCAGGGCAAGCGAGTAGCCAGTCTTTGACAAAAATGTATCAGGATTCTGGGCTCACGCAGCCATTAGCTTATGATAGCTCAAAGCGATATGTTCGAGGAGATTACACCGACGGTATATGGGTAGAGCAGGGAGTCCAGAATGTGTCAGACATGCCAAATTCTACTGTCAGTTCCCTTGACGGATCAACTCGTGCTACGATTGCCGTTGATAAAGACGGTTATGTCTATTTGTGGGCTATAACAAATATGACAACAGGCGGTTATTATATATCGTATGACGGACCTTATTATATTAGGGTTTATGATAATTGAGCGGCTTATTCATAAAGAACAAGGAGACAAATCATGGCATTAGGTGGTTACAAATTTGCGGGTTACAAAGTTACTAAGCCGGAAGGTGCGACAAACGCACAGTGGGCGTTGCTGGCACACAAATGTAGGGTTAAGGCTTTTGTTGAATCGAATAATGCGTCTGGCGCAGGATGGGAATTTGACCAGACCTCTGGGCAGATTTCTTTCGAGACTTACGGAAATGTTATTCATCGTCTTGATGATATTGGATACAATTATGTTTCCTTTTTTAAGCACGGTACTGATAATGCCTATTTCGCTATAATGACTATGGGGTATTATGGACAATCAGCAGATTTGGCAAGCGGACGTGTTTATTTATTACCTGTTAATAAGGGCACTAATGCAAGTTATTATGGAATCGGTAACACAATGTTTTGTCGAATATCACGAACGCAGCTTACACCGAGCAACGTTTTAGTGGACATCACAAACGAAATTAGAGCCGTTCCATGCGGGTACCTTCTGACTGGTAGCAATTTCTCGAATGGTGCAAATCCTACAGCTTGGAATACAAGCGCGACTTATTTGGACTCTAGCTTGCAGGGATTCTGGGCAGGATTCGCGATGAAGGGCACAAATATAAGTAGCTTTTTGTCTTATTACCCCGCTTCAAATTCTATTAATACGTGTCATTTTTCAATCGGCGGATATAGTCCTTTGGGAAATAATAATGATAATAATAATGTTTTTGTTTGCAGCGCAGGCGGAGCATCATCTACTAACATAAACGAAAGGTTATTCTCACAGCAAACGACATATATGATTTCGGATTTTGCGTTTATTACCGTTGGAGATTCTGGCCAAGTATCTGTTTCGCGTGTTATTCCAGATTTGAAAGCGATGTATAGTGGGGATATGAATTATTATCCGTTTGCCCCATTGAACATTTATCAATTAAACTCCGTTTATCATAACTATTATAAGGGGACTGTCGCTATAGACTTCTTGGCATGGAATTCACCGAGTTCGACATCACAACTACCAACGTTAAAATCCATAAAAGCTAATGGAAACTATTTGTGCTTGACTTACCCAACAGGTACAAATGGCTGTAGTGTGGTCACTTTCGACGGGGGAACTGTTTATACACATCCAGTTCTTTATTGTGGTTGGGACCCGTCAAATCCCGACATTACACAAGAATCGGCTTGGACGGCTTACACAGAATAGGAGGTAACTTACTATGTCACTTAATACCGGAAACCTTGTGACTACCGTGAACGGTCAAGCCGCTCTCGCGGATGTCCACAACATTAATGCGCAATTACACGCGGACCATAGGGAAATCACAATTAAGTTACTTTTTCCTTATATGGCAATTTCGAACAAGACTACGGCGGAAATCGACGCTATTACCGGAACTAACGACCAACAGATTCGCGAGGAACGCTGCTTTGCCCCGGTGGATATATGCCAAGTGCAGTCGTATTCAGTAAACAATGAAGCGAAACGTGACTTCGCAATCGGCGGCCTTTTCGATGTAAAGACAAGCATTACGGATGCCAGAACGGTAATTCTGTTTTGCAAAACATATATCGTCGATGCACGTTCGGCGAGTAAAAAACGTGCAGACGACAACCGCAGTGCTGCCGATATAGTCGGAAACGAGTACGGCTACGTAACAGTTCAGTTACCGTTTGTTTACACACAGTTACTTAACAGTTCCGGAGAAGCGCCAGATGGCGGCATTACCGTTGGAGCGTCGCGCTACGGACGTTCCCGCCACCGATTTTATTTTAACTACATTATTGATAACAATTCGGGAATTGCCGACAACATTACTGTAGACGATAATGTGTATCCGTATTCGGACGGCTACCTCTCGAAGACAGCGTTCGAAGCGGGGCTCAAACGATACGAAGAAGCGGTTGCTAAATATCAAGCGGAATATGAGAAGTATGCAAACGGACACAAAGCGTACTACGACACAATGTCGGACGCAATCAAATGGGCAAGTCCTCAACACAAGTTCCTGTTAGTAAATAACGAAGCGGAAAACACGACGTTCCCAGTCGTAGACATTCAGGCGGAGAATCAATATTGGAATCTCGCCGAATTTCCGCCATCCGCTTCTCAAGCATGGAGCGGCATAGATTCTTACGGAGATTACACGCCGGAACAATACGGACCCGCCTATGGGAACGATGGAGACCGTGCGCTATACGACCGCGCAATGAAGTTCGAATATAAAGATGTCCGCGAGGTAGAGTTCACACGCACCGGTGAAAAGGAAAACATGCCGGTTCTTTTTCAGTTCTTTTTCTATACTCGCACTTCATTACCGGCTTCACTAAAGAGTTCGTTCGTGTCTGTATATCACGTACTCAGGTTCACAATGCAGTACATCATCGAAGATACACAAATGTTAGCGGAAGGTGAAATTCTGTACACTGACAACACGATTGGGTTCGTCCCAAGTTGTCCATCCGTTGGAAAAATATACATCGACGGAACTATGCCAAGTTTCAGTTTACTAACAGAAGAATTGCTAATAACAAAGCAGCCAACCACCGACATTTGGTTGAAGCTAGAAAGTTTCGCACAACTACATTACGTTACCCCACAAACAAATCCATCCGGCGGTTACAACTTTATTGATAACAAAATCAAAAGTTTCAAATCCGCGGATAGTTCCCTAACAATAAATACAGCACAAGTTCACACTGGTAGGTTGTCCGTAACTATTCAGCCAAACTGCGCGGCGGGATATGCTTTCTGTGATAGTCAAAACATAACAGATTATGGTGTTTATTGCTTGGGAAAGAATTTCGATATGCGCCCCTATGTGAACTCGACAGAGGTATTACAGCCAAATGCAACCAGTGGCGGTACGTTCATAGGGCAAACAATCCTGCGCAACCACGTAATGTCGGACGTGGCCGTAATGACATCCGGCGGGATTTACGGCGGAAAACAGTGGATGTTCAAAGACGGCAAGGCCGTGTCGCAAGATACTTACTACTTAAGCCCTTTGGATGAAACAGGATACAGACTAATCGGCGATTATCGCCTCCATAATGCCCGCGTGTTTGTATTCGATAATGCCGTTACAGAGGACGGTGGAAGAGTTAGTATCTCTCAGAACACAGCGGTAAAAATAAAAGCGTTCATTGGGAACGACTTCGTAGGGAAGGCTACCACCTACGGCCAATTACTGCCAAGTTTGGCCGAAGCCGTGGCCTCAATTTCACAGCTGCAAATCACCAAATTAAGTACTGCCAAACAGGGAACAGGGTTTGTAAACGTGGAAATTGGTTACACAATCCGTTACAAAGACGCCAACAGTAACACTTGGGTGGAACAAAAAGGCGACCAAACGCAGAACACACAATTTGTTGATAAATATATAGCAATCGAAGACTACGACGGCAACATTGGGGTTATCAAAACGTAAACAAAAAAAAAGCCCGGTTTCCTTTCACGGACCGCCCAGGCCGAAGCCCCAACGGTGATTACTCAGAAACCGGGTATTAAATCTTGTGGAGTGGTTCTGGCCTCATGCTCAAACACAGCACCCACCCAAAAAAGAAACGCTCCCGCAATATGGCCTCCAACTTTCTAAGATTGAAAGTCCTTCGCACAAGACGGTTGTCATATAACATTCGGGCGTGGTAAAGTCAAGTTCGACAAGCTCTACCGGCTCTACCGGCTCTACCGGCTCTACCGGCTCTACCGGCTCTACCGGCTCTACCGGCTCTACCGGCTCTACCGGCGAACGGCATTGTCGAACCCCTCACGGCGCACGCCGCGTGCGCCGTTCGGATTTCTCCATGCCGTTGTAATGTGGTGTGATGCCGGAAACGGTTGCGCCATCGGTTACCGCAGGTGCGGTTCACAGGAACTTTCAAGGAGACAACATGAGACACATCATTTTCGTAGACGGCGCGGTCGGCGTCGGCAAGTCCACATTTATTAACATTTTGGCCACGACGTTTCAATCCACATTGCGGATACAGGACGGTTCCCGGAACGGCAAAGCCCATCACTTTAATGCGGAGGTATTGCCCGAACCTCTGCACCGCGACTGGACGCCACACATTGTGGACGGCATCGGCTACGACGCTCTGTTAAAGTTTTTGTTAGTTAGAAAAAAGGTAGCAATCGAAACGTGGTCCAAAATAATAGCGAGTGACGGTTTACAGGAACTTGAGAACAACGTCCTGATAGTCGAGCGCTCGATGCAGGGAGACCGGCGAGTTGCAGAAGGCAAACTGGACGCATTTGACAACATTAATGTGGAGTATTGCGGCGAATCTGTACACTACGTATTTATTAAAAATGTAGAAAATGGCGCTAATGATGAACAATTGCGATTAAATCTGTTATATAACGAATTAGAGTTGTGTGGTTTGTCGGACGCCCTACGCTCAGTTCATCGCATTCAGCGTCCGCGCCACATATCGTCGTACCACGCCGAGGCGGCAGGGATAGTTCGTGGCGTCCTCGGCATCTAGTCAAGTTTGTACACCACATTACAACCCGCATCCCGAGCGTAGCGAGGGCAATGCGGGTTCGCCGGAGGACATCATGAAGTTACTTGAAGATGGGAGCAAGGCGTCCACAGGACATGAACCAAAGAAGAAGGCTGCCAAACTCAAATCCACCAAACTCAAACCAAAGAAAATCATTAATGTGGATAAAACTGTTAGCAAGCAAATAGAATTGGATAGAAAAGTTGAATCTTACGCCTATCGCATTCGTCAGGAAGTTCGCAAACTTTCAGCGCTAACAGATGAAATTTCGGCTGCCTATGCGGCTTATGCAGAATCGAATGAACGAATCGATAGCTCTCCGTCCCTGCACAATGGTTTGGGTAACATGATGAAGCTGATAGAAGTTCAGACGACTACCAAGTTACGCATAAAAAAGATGCAGACAGCTATTATGCAAGCAATCGCTACCGAAACCCCAGACGAAGAACTGCCATACGCCCTCCAAGACATCATGCGGGAAGTCAATGTGAACTTCTTAGACAGTAAACTTGTTCGTGCATACGGAGAAATCGCCCGCATTATGAAAGAAGATTTGGAGCTTGCCAAAGTACAAAACAATGAGATACAATTCGCGAATAGCGCGTTGTCCTCTGAACTTGAGGCAATGCCTACGGTAGATTTGAGTAGTTCGAACACCAACAATCTCGTTAATGTGGAGGAAGTCGATGAGGAATAAAGGGAACGCAAATAGCAAGTTACTCGCTAACATAGCGGCGGCATCAGATGGAAAGGTTGTGATAGCTTCGGCGAAACCTGCCGTTCAATCTCCTGTTCAGTCAAATTGGGGACATTACGTGTCGATGTTCCCTTGCTCTGAAACAGAGGACACTGCCAGTGCGGCCATAGAAACCTTATCACTTGACCGCACCAACATCTTCGGAGTTTGCATCCATCACACCGATACGGAAACCGGCGACAAGGCGCGGGCCACATTAAAGAAAAAGAATTACAGTACACATTTCATTATTGAGAAAAACGGGGATACCACTGTGGAATTGCCGCTCGACAAACGCGCGGCGGCGTGTGTAGGTTTCAATAAGTGGATGTGGCAAATCGATGTGGTTGGCCGCCTCCACATTAACGAACCAACTGGACCGCAATTACTTGCTCTTGAGAACTTGATAAAGTTACTGTCGTGTGGACGCAGTATTGCTAACATTGATAGCAAATTTGCCGCCAAATGTCGTAAAATGGACAGTACCGACGTTCAGAAAGAAACCTCAAGGAACTTTACTGCTACTTATGAAAAGTACCATGACCGGGCTGTCAAACGTAAATCTTGGGCAGGTGTACTCGATAAATTACCGTTCATAGTAACCTTCCACGGTGAAGTTAGACCGACTGCGTGCTGTGGAAAGAACTTAATAAATAAGTTACCAGATGTTATCGCAAACCTTCAAGGGAGAAACACAAATGAATAGAATCGACCTCACCAAACCAAAATCAGATTTCAAACGATACATCCCACAAGTTCAGGACACTTATCACCCAGTGTTTCTTTTCGAGTTCGCAGGGCCAATTGGCGCGGGTAAGTCTGAAACATGCAGGGAACTTTTCAATTTGTTCGAGGAAATGAAAATTCCTTACACTGGATTTCGATTTAATCATTTAGAAGAAGATATTTATAGTGAATCTACAAAAAAGGCGATTGACGACTTTTACTCTGGTAAAAGTGATTCTCCGTCCGAATTAGAAAAGACCATTTGTAGCAATCGTTTACAAATGTTGATTAACAAGTTGTTATACCATAAGCAAGCAGACGATGGCCCACGAATCGTCTTATCAGATAGAGCTTTTGAAGAGGACATCGTTTTCATAGATAATTTGTTAGCAAACGAAACAAGAGAAAATGAAATAGAACGTCTTAATAACATAAAAAGTAACATAAAAGAGTTCGCAAGAGGACTGGACGAGTTTGATAGTGCTGTTATACATTACGTCATTTACTTAGATCCCGGGCTATCCGAAGCGTTGCGCCGAATCAAAAAGCGTGGTCGTCCGAATGAACAACAACTTAACTTCATTTCACTCGGAAGGCTAACATCAGACCCGCTCAGAACTTTCGCCGGAACTGTGTTACCGTTTGGTAACAAAGATATTTCTGCACGTGAAACTGCTACACTATTGGCTAACATAATTCTGGACGAGATAAATTCCTATGGTACTTACGCAGAATTACCATCTCCAAAGGTACTACTGTCTGCCTATGGCGTTCCGGGGAGTGGCAAAACTTCGTTAATAAGAAAGTTACATAGTAACCTAATAGGTTTTTCACACGAGTTCGAGGTGTTTCTGGACGATAGTGATTCCGATGAAATCGTAGAAAAACAAAAGTTGGTTTACGAGGAATCAACTAAATGCCTCACACCAGAAGAAATGCAAAAGTACATCGACAAAAGAAGGATAGAAGGTTTCAGAAGGTTGCTTAAGGGTTCAAATAGTCTGTTACTTATGCTAACGGACATAGGGCCGCAAACTTCAAACATTTTCCGAAGCACAAACGGTTTGAAATTGGATACAGAATACCTTATGGAACTTGAAGGCAACCACGACGTTTTTGTTAATGCAATAATATTTCCGGACTTGGAATCGACATCTTGGTATAGATGTCGTAAAGCAATAAAAGAAAGGGGCAGACCGGGAGAGTGCGAGTGGTTTACCGAAGAACGTTTAGAACGCATTAATGTGGCCATTCGCCAAATGGTACAAACGGACGAACGTAAAAATGTCTTTAATGTGGAGTTAGACAATATTTACACAGAAGAATCACTCGAAGAAATGTTTCGCCAAACGATGGAGGGTTTAAGGAATGCTCTTATTAGGTACGCCACAAGCAGATAAAAGTTCAAGTAGTGGCGAGCGCACATTCTCTGCGATAAACATGCGAGAGGTTGTAGGCGGCGGCTATGATGAATTCTGGAAGTTTAGAGGGCGTTACCGTCTTGTAAAAGGTGGCCGTGGTTCAAAGAAATCGTCCACGGTTGCCTTGTGGTACATTTACCACATGATGTTGTTTTGGTATAAATTCCACATTCAGGTAGAGATGTTATGCTTACGTGCTTACTTTGTTAATCATGCAGACTCTACCTACGCACAGCTCAAATGGGCAATCAACCGGCTTGGTGTCGCTCATTTGTGGAAATGTTACAGAAACCCGTTACACATTAAGTTCCTGCCTTCCGGCGGGCGCATTCTGTTCAGAGGACTGGATGACCCCGAAAAAATCACGTCCATCAAATCGCCAAACGGTTACATCGCTTGGGTTTGGCTCGAAGAAGCCTATGAAGTGAAATCCGCACAACAGTTCGAAAAAGTGAATCTGTCAATCCGTGGCATCCTTCCAAAGCCGCTTTTTTACCAAATGACCTTCACCTTCAACCCATACTCGGACAAAACTTGGCTAAAGAGCAGGTATTTCGACCATGTGAACCCCGACACCGGGTTGTCGGATGATGGCAGGATTATGGCGATTACCAGAAACTTCGACTGCAACGAGTTCCTTGACGAAGACTTTTTGGCTGAAATGGACCGGATTCGGCGCTTACATCCGAACGAATACAACGTTGTCGGACTTGGAAATTGGGGCATTCAGAAGGGTCTTATCTTTACGAACTGGCAAGTTAAATGCGTTCGCAAAGATGATTCACTTGCTAACAAAATACGTTTGTTAGCAGAATCCGGTTTCACCTTACGCTGTGGTCTCGACTTTGGTTTTACAAACGACATTACAGCGTTTTTAGTTTGCATGGTGAATACCTCACAAAAAGAGATTTACATTCTCGACGAAATCACTGGAACTGGAATGACGCCAAAAGCGATTGCTGCCGGAATAATGGGCAAAGGAGCATTGTTCGCCTCCGCCGAAATCGTGGCCGATAGTTCGAACCCGATGGCCATTGATTTGATTCGTAGGGAAGGTATTTGTGGTATAATAAGGTCTGTAAAAGGAGCAGGCTCGGTCTTGGCAGGTATCGACAACCTGCGCCAGTTCAAAATTTTTGTAGACCCAGTTTGCGTCATGACCCGAACTGAGCTTGAGAACTACAAGTGGCAAGTCTCCAAAGAAGATGATGAAGTCTTTTTGAACGAACCGATGGACGAATTTAACCATTGCATGGACGCGCTGAGATACGCAATGGAAAAAGCCCACGGGAATTTCTTCGACACGAAACGTGATAGAAGGTTGCAGTCTATGAGACTGCCAAATAGGAGGACACTATGAACGAGGCAACTACAACCATTGTAATGGTTTCCATCTTTTGCGTAATAGGGGTGATATTACCAATGTTCCTAATGATTCGAGACGAAACGAAAAATCCACAATCGGCGCTTCCTAACAAACTCATTTTGTGGATAACTATGGTCTTCTGCATGATTCTGATTCTCGGAATCATTGTAAACTTTCAAACGTTATCTGAGACAATCCGTGCCGACATCATCCGATACGGATTTATTGCCATAATGTTGTTTGGCGCAATCTTTGGAATTGACCAATTACTCAAATCGAAATACATTAAGACTGTCAAATGGAAAGACCTAACGGTTGAAACTGACAGGACGGCGGATGGACAGGGAAAGTTGGAAGAAGGCGACGGCGCTAAACCCGAGACTAGTGACATTAATGTGGAGGACGAGCGAGATGGGAACAATATATAAGGTTACCGTGTGGTTCGCCGCTTTGCTTACTTGCTTACTTATCGGTCGAGCTGTTCTCGCTGACGAACTCTGCGGCCTCTCTGCCGAACGCATTGCCGCCTACCGGGAGCGAATCGAGCCGTTCCGGGACGAGATTCAATCCACATTACGGAGCTTTAATGTGGATGAAAAATTCATTTGGTTAGCGATGGTTGAGAGCGGCGGCGATGTGAACGCTGTATCCGGACACGGCGCGGAGGGACTTTGGCAGTTGACCGAAGCAACTGCTCGACATTATGGATGCCAACCGGAACAACGCTTTAATGTGGTGTACTCTACGCAAGCGGCAGCTAAATATTTGGCCAAACTTCTACAGGATTTCGGCGGCAACCTGTGGGACGTCATTGTTGCCTACAACATGGGCGGGACGAATTACCGCAGAACCGGAAAGGCCACAAACGAAGCGCGCCATCTTGCTAACACAGTAACTTGCTTAATGGAGAACTTCAATGAAGGCTGAAAGTTTCATAAACCTTATAAACGACGGCAACTACTATGCTCTATGGGAAATACCAGATAGAGACGTAAAGTTGGTGAAGGGTAAATTAGATTACAGTGAAAGGCATACCAAATATTGCAATAGAGACATAACTTATGCGGTTTGCACAAATCTTTACGAATGCGAGGATGGCCTTGTTATGGTTAGTGGTGTTTGTTACATAACAGAGGACACATACGCATTACCAAGAGACATAGGCGTCAAATGCAAAGCTATACTCCACAAGTTCGTATTGGATGAGAAAATTGAACCTTCTGTGGTTGGAGGGATGATTCCTCCACCGCGTCCTGCCGGTGTTGATTACGATTCAGACGAGGAACCTACCAAACACAAAGAACCGAACTTGAGCCGGTGGCTACCAAAGGATTGCGAAGTGAAAACTATGAATATTGCAGACGGTGGCTCTGTTAAAAACAAACTGTTAGAAAGTTCAGAATCCGAACCCAAACATCCCGACTACTATAAGGGAACTAACGAGGGCGGCCGTTCAATTGAGGTGTTCGACATCATTGACCAGTTCGTCGACGGTGACTTCTACCTCGGAAACGTCCTGAAATACGTTTGCCGGGCAGGGAAGAAATCGAAGGAAACCAAACGTCAAGATTTGGAAAAAGCCCTTCACTACATTAAGGAAGCTATTAAGAGAGTGTGATTTGAACACCGAGCGCCCTCGGCGCTCGGTCCACGGGAGATTAGCCATGTTAAACTTAGAAAAGATTAAAAAGTTCATAAGCGACAGAGAAAGTTTCGCGGAGGTTGCGGCCGTCATTACTGCAAACCAATACATCACTTATGAAAAAATGAACATTGATGACAAAGCAGCAGTTTCCGTTGTGGACGGTGTTGATTACGATTTGGAAGAAGAGAACGACATGTGGCCAAACGCGAAGTTGCGTTTCGCACACATAAACCGTGTAGCAAAACAGCGAGTCAATTACGCATTCGGTCGCAAATGCACATTCAGCGAAAATTCGGACCAGGTGAGCGTCCTTTTCGACATGGACACTATTCGAAAGTGTGCGTGGTACATTTCAGTTCACGGCCATGCATTCCTCGAAATTTGCTTTAATGTGGATGGGCAAATGTCAGGGATAAAAGCCCACGACGCCGCTCACTGTTTCGAGTTCAACGACGCCGACACGATGCAACGTGGATGGGTAATCCTAGAAGAAGTGCCGAACGAGTTTGGAATGCGCAATGAGGACGAAGATTCCCTTTTGGTTCGCCTCATTGAGGAAGCGGAAAACAAAGAAAGTTTCACAATAACGAACTTTTTGTTTGCCAGAAACGAACTTACACAGATTTCTTACTTACCAGAACTTACAGTGAATCGTTTGCATGACGAAAAGATACGACGGTTCAACGGCGACATTGTTATGGATTTACATACCAATCCGTTCAAAGTTGGCGTGTACAAGGAAATAGATTCTATCTCGGACGAATTTGACACAATGGCAAGTTCGAACTCCGACTACCTGCGAAAGTCACCGCGTTCCCCGATTGTTGTGAAAGGTTACGGAACTACGATCTCCGAACTTGTTACTAACATTTATACTTACAATGTCATTCCAGTGCAAGCTGACGGCGATGTAGAATTGCTCAAAGCTGAGCAGGACATCACAGCCGCACAAAAGCACCTCGAACTCATAGAAGATTCCATTCGTGACCAAACCGGTTGGGTTAAATCGGAACTTGGTAACGTCGGCTATTCCGGTGCGGCTCTAAGGATGCGATATGCCGAACTCGACATCTATGCACAACAATTGCAAGAGGTAATGACACAGGCATTCGACGGGGCCCGTCTCTATGTAATCGCTTCAATCCCCGGAACTACCGAGGACATTGAGGTTACTTACGATTCGGACGTAATGGTGAATGAAACCGACACAGTTACTAACTGTGTAAATTCGTTAGATATTTTGTCTAGACGAACAATTCTGGAAAATCACCCGTTTGTTCGTAGCGTTGACGTTGAAATCGAACGACTGGCAGAAGAGGGTAGAGACATCTACACAATCGGTGAGGAAGAAGTGGACACGGACTCCTCGGGAACTCTTGACCGTGCCGAAGACGGAACGGAACTCGACGCTTCGCAGGAACAAAACCTCACGAACCAACAGCGTAAACAAATGGCAGAGTAGGCAACTTCCGAACGACGCACCGGCGGTGCGTCGTAGTTTCATTAATGTGGTGTACAAACTTTGGAGAATGAACCATGAAACTTTCAGAAATGTTAACAAAGATTGAAGACAGACTTGAGCAGGCGGTTTCCATAACGCTCGGTGAACCGTTCGGTGAGATTGAGATTTACCACGTGGACGCCCACAACCCAAACGTCATTAAGGTGGAGTTCCGGGTTGTAGGTTGCACTCGTCACTACGAATGGACATTCGACACAGAATCACTGACAGATAACACGGGGGAAACAAATGAAGATTAAGCAACTAACAGAAGTCCTTAATGTGGATGTGCGCCGCACGGCGAGACAGTACTTTAAGCGAGACGTGGACGTCGATTGCATAGTGATTAAGTGTGTAAGCGACGGCGGGCATCAGATTTCGGTAGAGTTCACGGGCGGCGAATCACTGAATTTCGAGTTCGACTGCCACGGCCACAAACTCTATCCCGCCGACTAGCCGCACACCGGGGGCTTGTATAAAATTCGATGGCGTTCCGGCTAACCGAAGATTACACAAGCCAATTTTTGTTATGTTTTGTCTAAAGGAAATGTGAGTAAGCAATCGCCTCGGTTTTTTATGTTACCGACGGAGATAATTGTATGTTACCACGGGAAACCCGCATAAAACCTAGCTTTCTACTTGTGATATAGTACAAAAACAATTTTCAATTTTGGAAAGACAAGACCGTGTGAAAAGTTTTCAAGATTACCGATTTTTACCGATTCGATAAACTATCGAATTTTTCGAATTTTATACAACGCGGAGAACCACACAACATTAATGAGGTATAACTATGCAAACAGGAATATTCAGCCCAGAATTACCGCCGGGACATGTTGAGTTCTGTGTTATCAGCGACGTCCACATTGCAAACGACGAGGGCGATACTTCTCGCATGTTCACAACGCAAAGCCGGAACGATTACGTCTTTGCAAAGAACAAGTCGCAATCCCCGATTTCGGGCGAGGCGTACACACTCAAACGGTTTTGTGAGAAGGTGAATTGGAGTGGTCGTTTGGGGCACTTCGACGACGGACAGCACATCCTCATTTTGTTAGGGGACATCGTGAACGGTGAATGTGGTTACTTTGCGAGTTACAATTCCGTTGCGTACAAGATGCTTTCAAGCTCGTTCCTACCGTGGGTCCACACCGGAAACATAATCTACGTCGCCGGAAACCACGACAAAGAGGCGAAGTTCTACTCCACATTAACGAACTTTCCACGGCTCGCCATTATCGAAGGTGCATATACCAAATGCGGAATTGTTTTCCAACATGGACATCAGTTCGATTTCCTTTGTAATGGGCGGAACGCATTGGGATTGCTTGGTGAGTTTGCGAGTAATGTGGTAGTAAAGCTGTTCCCGCCGAAGGTAGAGGACTTGATGCGAGGCAGAGACTTTTACTACAATCATTCGGACAACAATAAGCAACGTTCTACGCGCTCACTTATAGAGCAAGCAAGTTTGCAAACGATGTCCGGAGATAATAAACGTGTTGCGGAGAACGCTTTGAAGGAACTGAAAAAGCGTGGCAATTGCCATACGATTATTTGCGGACACACGCACCAAAGCCCGGTTCAGATAACGGTGGGTGCCGGTGCCAGTGGACGTCTCACGTACATAAACACTGGAAAGTTTGCGAGGGATGGCTACATTAATGTGGTGTGCCGCCGCGACCGGAACGGGGACTGGGAACTGGCGTAGGTGCCGTTAGCACCGTTTCCGGCATTCCAACCACATTACAACGCCCATCCCGAGGCGAAGCCGAGGGCAATGGGCGTTCGCCGTATAGGAGACTGACATTATGAAACGTAAACCACGTAGACTGGAAAAGAAGTTGACAAGGATTGTAGACGGCGAGGGACGTGTGTCCGCCGAAAGTGTTATTGATACTCAAATGCGTGAACTGATTGAGGACGTTGCTGAGTTATTAGCAAAGGCAGTTAAGAGAAATCCGGACAATCCATTAGCCGGACTTCAAATCGACGGCGAATCCCAAAAGCAAGCGCGGAAGTTGCTAAAAAAACTGTTTGATGCTTTCCCTGCGAACTTGTCGCCTGGACAAAAGGCAGCCAAAGCGACCGCCGTTCGGCGAGTGAATCGGACTGTAAACCGCTTAGATATTAGCTATTTAGCAAGCGCGGCGAACTTATCCGCAAGGCAGGGGCGGCGTTTGGCCACATTAATGAATGCGGTAAAGGATGGCATAAGGGGACGATGGAACGAGGCCGAAGGTTCGGCAGTACCTTCGTCGAAGAACAGAAAGTTCGTACCGGCTGTACGTTCGAAGAAGTTGCGGGAGGATGCTAAACTTTTGAATGGAAGGCAGCTGCGAACTAAAGTCCTTAATGTGGTGGAGTTGCGATTGGAACGGACGGACCCGGCCTTGGGCGGCCCATTCAGTAACCTTCCCGAAAATGCAGTTCGGGTTACGAACGCGCTTCACTCCACATTAAGACGTTCAATAGACGTGGCATTAGACGCACTGAAAACGAACCCGGCGATTACTGTTTACGACTTGGAGAAGATAGTTCACAAAGAGATAGCGCCGCAAATGGGAGCTTCCCGAAACGCGGCGAAGGTTGCGTCCAGAGCTGTAGTCTCGTCCACATTAAACAATTCGATTGTGGACGAAGTAACTCGCTTAGTAAGCAACGGGGCGATTCCGAACACGGCCTTTTATTTGAACCGTCCGGCTGTTCTGTACAAAGCTGTTATGGACTTGAGAACGTCGGATAGATGCCGCATGTTAAACGGTCTTGTCATACCCCTAGACGACAAAGCCCGCCTCGTTCATTACATGCCGCCGCAACATGCGAACTGCCGTTCAATTCTAATACCGAACTTCCGCTAATGGACAACTGGCACGCCTCGCGTGCCAGTTGTCCGTTCCAAATGTGTACCTAACTAAACGTGTGCCTATCGGTTTTCGTGTACCTAACTAAACGTGTGCCTATCAGGATTGTTGGATGCCTATCGCACACCTATCATGTACCTATCAGGTCCCATTCGCACACCTATCGTGCTACGACGCACCGAAGGTGCGTCGTTTGTAGTTCCAAACAATATACCTTCAATACATCATTTAAAATTACTTTAATATAACTTAAAACAACACACCGTAGGTGCGGCGAAGTTCCATTAATGTAGTGTGAATACTAAACCCTCCCGAACCTTTCCCGAATTAATCACATTAATGTTGTGTGAATGCCGACTTTTAGACATTTTTAGACTATTTTTAGACTATTTTTAGACTATTTTTAGACATTTGCACACGCACCGGGTTTTATTCTTCGTTCACACGCGCGCCACGGGTTTTATCGGCAATTTACGCACGCGCGCCCCGGGTTTTATCGGCAATTCCCCCCTGGGCCGCCGCCACGTTCGTCTCGGACGCCGCTTGCCGTCCGGCGTTTGGCGTTTCGTTCACATTCAGAATGTATCAAATTGTATCAAATTGTATCAAAGTGTGTGACATAGCAAAACGTATGCCAATGGGTGAATAAATAAATTGCTATGCAAATAACATACCAATATGTAAATAAATAAATTGCTATGCAAATATCATACCGATTTTTTAGAGGTGCGCATTTTGTATCATTATATATAGTGCGGTACTCTCCCCGGTACTCTCCCCGGTACTCTCCCCGGTACTCTCCCCGGTACTCTCCCCGGTACTCTCCCCGGTACTCTCCCCG